TCTCCGCTTGAACCTATCTTTGCGTAATTTCCGCTTGAACCTATCTTTGCGTAATCTCCGCTTGAACCTATCTTTGCGGAATTATTGCCATTGTCATTTTCTATGCCATCTTCAATTTCCTCAATCTTCGTTTTCTCCAGAGTAAAATCTATACAAGCCTTAATAAAACCTTTTAAGCCCAACTTGGCTTTAATGCGAAGCTTATTAGTTGCACATTTGTTTTCTCTTTTAAAAACTTTTCCCAGCGGCTCAACTTCTGCAAATTCTGAAATCTCGCCATTCTCGTTTACAAGAGGGTAATAGTCCAGTACATCAAATGGATTTTCACAATAATGTATCACACCAGCTTCGCATATCTCATTTCCATTTTCTTCATATGTTGTGTTTTCTTTGTACTGCTTGCCTCTGCAAGTAAAATCTGGATTAAACGCTTTGTATGCCATAATTATCCCTCGCTTTCTATTCAAACTCTTTTAGCTGCTCTGCTAACTTCTTACACTCTTCCGCAACATATTCTTCGGTGCGGATAACATCATCAATCGGATATTTACTTTCAACCATTTTTTGTAGTTCATACTCTTTTCTACGGCTTGGAAACTTCTGTATCGCATAATCCAAATCCGACTTATCTCCTGCGTGTCCGCAATCAAATCCGAACCACCACAAATCACTTTCGATTGGATAGCTTGAATGTTCTCCACCACCTGCATATGTAATGCCGCCGTGACACTGAAAATATGCTTCAATGCGGATTCTTTCATCTTCATCCAGCCAAGCACCAAGCAAAGGAAGAATCCCACTTACTTCTCTGTCTCCGACATCAGCTTTCTTGATTTCAAGGTAATCGCTGTAATCCTTTCCGTATAATGGATGATTCTTTGGAATCCCGACATATCCGCATCTATGTCCCATGTGTGTAAATACCACGACACATTTATATCCTGCGTGTTCAAATTCACGCTCTACGATATATCTATCATTCATATTATTCCTCGCTTTCTTTATACATAATCATTATGCCTGTTACGCTACCAGAAGTCCGTTTGTTTGCGATGGTTTCCATAATATCCCAAATATCATCATTATCTACGCCAATAGTAACTCTCTCCATTGCTGATACAAACTGTTTGATAACTTCTGCTTCTTCATCGCTTACTGTAAGTACATATGTGTCTTCGCCCTGCATATTATCCCTCCACAACCTCTAACTTCTCACTGTCATCAACAATCAGCATAATCAACTGACTATCAACCATTTCAGCAACTTTCTTCTGATTGGTGCTGTCAAGGCTCTCACTATCGTCTAAGATAATAGGTACTGACATACCGCTAATCTTCTGAATAGAATTGCAAATATCAACTCTGCCTAAAATCCTGTTGCCTTTGTTGCTCATAGTTGTAAGAATTGATTTTCCGTTAACTGTAGGTATGCAAACCGACTTGTAACCGCCAGACTTATTCAGTTCAAACAACTTCCACTTAACTAATGAGAAGTGGCTGTTAATGCGGTCAGACAATGTTTCGTTCTTTGCCTTGTCCAGTTCATCAAGCAAATCAAGGATTTTTTCAGCATTAGTCTTATTCTGTTCCTGTGTACGCTGTTCTGCCCTTAATTCTTCAAGTCGCTGTTCGTCTTTTTCTGTGTTACTTTCAGCTATCTTTCGCTCACACTCTGACAACTGCTGCCTTAAATCATTTTCCTGTGCCTTTAATTCAGCCTTGACACTTGAAATGTCATTAGCCTTGTGCATAGCCTGTTCTTTTTCAGCTATCTGCTGTTCAAGTGCCTTGTACTCTTCTGTAGATGTCACATCAATTTCCTGCGGAAGTTCGGATAACTGTTTTTCAAGGTCTGCAATGGCTGTATTCAGCATTTCAAGACTTTCTCTATGCTGTGGTAACTCTGCTTTAAGACTTTCAAGCGTAGCTTTTTCCTTATCAAGTCTTTCCTTGTACATATTGCCATTGTCAGTAATTGCCTTTAAGTTATCAGCCTTATGCTTTGCAAAATCAGCCTTTAACTGTTCTTTCTTATCTTCCTTATATTCATTACCGCAATAAGGACAGATAAGACTTGAATCATCAAACTTACGCTCATTTTCTTCTTTCCACTTATCACGCTCTACCTGTAAACAACCCTTAATATTCTCAATGACCTTTTCTGAACTGACAACACGGCTTTCGGTATCGGCAATAGTCTTTTCTGTCTGTTTAACAAGAAACTTCTTGTCGGCAATCTTATCCTCAATATCTCTCCTAACCTTGATATTTTCCTCGTTAGCCTTGCGTGATAAATCTCCCTGTTTGAATTTCAAATCAAGAATATCTGCACTAGCCTTATCGTATTCAGCTAACAGCTTGTCGTTATCAGTCTGTTTTGCCACGCAATCAGCAATCTGTTCTTTAATACTGTTCTTCTGCAATTCAAGGTCAGATGTATTAATGCCCTGCTTAATCTGAATATCTCTTTCTTTTTCCTTAATCTGTCCGTCAAGAATAGGTAAATCCTTTGTAATCTTGGTCTTTGTAGCCTTATTCATAGCAGATAATTCCTCAACTGTATATTTATTAAGTAAAGGAACTAACTCGGCTAATTCGGCTTTCTGTGAAGCTATATCAAGGTCTGTAACATCGCCTACAAGCCCGAATAAGTATTCTCTCATTTCTGCCGGTTTCTGATTAAGAAAAGCATTTACATTACTGCACATCTTAAACACATTCATATCAACATCAAGATATGCGTTGAAGTCCTTTAATGTCTTAGGCACATCATTGATAAAATACTTGTTATCATCTTTGTATGAACTGCCGTCCTTGCTGTAGGTACGTTTCTGTACTTTCTTCATAGTTATTTCCTTTCCGTCAACATCAAGTGTAAGTTCAACACTTGTATCCATATCATCAACGGATTTTCCATCAACCTCTCGTCTAACAACCGGATTATCCTTTAATTCATAATCGCAGTTGAATAAGCACCACAGATAAGCCGTTGCAATAGTCGACTTGCCCTTGCCATTCTTAGCCACAATTTTTGTAATGGCATAGAAGTCAAATTCTGCGTGTGCATAACACATAAAGTTTTCAAGTACTACCTTTTTTAAAATTGCTCTTTCCATAAACATATCCTTTCCTTATTTATATATTCATAATGAACACATCATCTTCTATTGAGAAGTTATCAACCGTCTTATCCGCAAGATAATGCCGTCTGTCAAGTTCATCAAACGTGCCGTCAAATATAACACCCTGAACTGGATGCCATACTTGACAACGCTTTTCATTATCTGCTGCCATACTAGCTAATTCTGAAACTGTAATATCACTACACATCAGCTTCGCCCTCCTCTGCATAATCAATCTTGCTTACCGATACTTCATAAGCAGTTCTTGTTTCAACTTCATTGTCGCTTATCTTCTTAGCGTATTCCCTGCTCTGGAATCTACCCTGGATCTGGATATGTTCCCCTGTTTCAAGTCCGCCTACAAATCTTGCATTTCTTCCCCATGCTATACATGGTATGTAATCTGACTTGCCATATGGTCTGTTTACCGCTACTAAGATATCTGCAATCTCTCTGCCCTTTGGAGTACATCTGTATATAGGTGGCTTACAGATATAAGCGTCAAGTATAACCATATTGGTATTATCTTCAAATGGTAATTCTTCTGAATCCTGTGTCATTACTTCAAATTCTCTTGCAAAAACCGTTAGAATCAGCTTGCTCTTCATATTGTCAGTATGCTTATTGAAGCTTCTTATCTGTCCTAAAACCGCGACAGCCTGTCCCACCTTGATTTCTCTGATATCAGTAAGTCTATCTGATATCATCACTGGTAACACATCTTCATTGCCACTTGTTCTTAAACACTTAATCATGAATATGTAGTATCCCTCGCCAAATACTTCATGTGAGTATTCTGCTTCTTTCTCGACTACTCCTATTAATGTGATATTGTTGTTATTAATTGCATTTTCCATTTCTTTCTCTCCTTATTTTAATATGTAACTTCCTATTGGTACTTTATCCATTCTTTCAATCAGATGGATTTTGCAGCTGAAAGTATAGAACTTTCTGAAATCCTTTTCCCTTATAGCTCTCTGTCTGTTTCTGTTCAGCTTAATAATTCTTTTTATGTTACTCATTGGCACTCTCCTTACATCTGTAATACATTGTTGTAATAAATCCTCTTGTTGTGAGGCAGTCATAATTCTTCCATGATGATAAATCATGGTTAGCTGATTTAATCGCTGTTCTAATTGACCTTTCAACAGCACATCTTGACTTGCCTACTGTACTAGCAATGTTATTGTAAATTTCTTCCATTGTTATAGAAGAATTGAACCGCTTAACAGCTTCAATTATGTAGATGTAACCTCTTTTATTAGAGAGAATACCCAAGTTGAACATTTCTTCTCTTATCCTTGCTTCCATAAACACTCCTTACTTGTAGCAAAAGTACATATTCTGCACTTTCTTATAAACGCCGCTACCTTGTTTAAATTCAGCTTGATACAACACATTGCTAGGTATGTCATATCCGCTTATTAATAATTCTTCTGCTATTCTCCAGCACCTTTCTGTTGGCTCTTTATAGAATCCACTGTTCATAAGCTCTGTACATTGATATTGCCCTGGCTGATAAATAACTTCTTCAATGCTGTTAGGGAAATACTCGCTTTGTACTCTATTCAAAACAACAGCTCCTGCAAGATATAGCATTTCATCATCGTTGCATGTCGCTCCACATTCGCCCATCAGCAAATGTGCCATAAGCGACAACTCATATTCATCAACACTTATCTCCCCAGTTTCAACCTTATAATCAACATGTGAGTTGTAGCATTCAATTAACACTGCACTCTGCTGATTAATCTTAGCTTGCGGCTGTACCGGTCTTAGAATTAACGCTATAAGGCTGATTCCTGCCAGTGTTGCGGATATGTTAATTATCTTTTCTTTCATATCTTCTCCTACATGTTTGTATCATGTACCACCTCGGCAAGTGCTATTGGCAACAAATAGGTGTCAATGAATTCGTGTACATCAGCCAAGTATTTTCTTTTAATACTCTTGTATGTCGCCACGCACCCGAATTCGCGTTTTAACTGCTTGTATATATCAGAATATACTGAACCGCGAATACCACCGTCTTTGTACGCATTGCTGTCCTTTCCGCCAAGTACTTCAATTCCTTTCTTTCTAACATGTTTCTGCACTTCTTCAATCTCACAGCCGTAAAGCGGAGTTTCTTCTTCGATACTGGTTATCTTATCTTCAACCTTATCAACTCTCTCTGTAAGTTCTGTGTTGCCCTGTGCCAATAATCTAATCTGTTCAGATGTTGTCAAAGGTTTACTGTAACTTCCTGTCTTTCTGATTGATGGAAGGACTTCTGATGTAACCCATTCTGTAAATCTTTCTGCACTCTCTTTTCTGCTCTGAAAGATTGTCTTGTAAAGATTGCTTTCATTAATAAATGTAGCTTTCTGTTTTCTTCCTAAGCTGTCTATGACCTCGGCAATACCGACCCCATCTTGTTTAAGCCTATTTTTCACATCTGTAACATGTGTGATTTCCAATGCCTTGCATACATCAGCCAAGCAAAACATAGGTTCATCATCTTTAGTAATGGTTCGGATTTCTCCAAACTCAGAATTGCTAAAAATCTGTAACTCCATAAACATTCCTTTCTAAATAATGTGTGATATATTTTGACCTTTTAAGGTGCATTTGAGCAATTCTGCTCATTCCTATCTGCTGTAACTTGTAGAACTTTATATTTATTGATACAATAGAAAGGTGATGGTAGACATTTTCCAATCGGTAGGTAATTCACACTTGATACGAACAGGGCGCTATCCCTGTCAAAAAGAACTAATGATGTTTGAATAAAAGTTTGTAACTATTTACCGCTACCATCACTTTTCTATTGCATCAATATCAAAAATTCTAATCCATTTGTGCTATAATCCTCTTATCTTTTATGAAAAGAGGTGAGATTGTGAAAAATTTTGAAGATTTCAAAGCTTTTGTAAGCTCTAATGGCGATGAAATTCATTCTTCAATTCATCAGAAAGTAATGTCTGCTACTGAAAAACAAAACTTTGCTGACATTGCTGAAGAACATGAGTTTATTCGTCGTGCGTGGGTTGAAATTGGTATTATGGAAATGCTGGAACATTACCATAACTGGCTTAATCAAGATTAAAAGCTGATTTGCCAACTTCACCCTGATACTCTTTATCTTCCTTGCTTGCAAGTTTCTTCAATGACCGATTGATTTCTTCAAGCAAGGAATTTCTTTTCTTTTCAATCTGGATTAATTCTTTCAATTCTCTTTCCATTCTTGCTCCTTCCTAAAAGTTAAATGTTTTGAACTTCTAAAGCAAAAAAATAATCCTGTATATCATCTTCTGATAAATCTAATAATTTAATTGCTTTTAAAATCTCAACCTGTTTCCAAGGTCGTTTACCCGTCATCTTAAGCGATAAAGTCCTGTCTGAACAGCCAAACGCCTTAGCAAAGTCTGTCTGACTTCCATACTTTTCAATTATGCGACCTCTTAACTTACTGTAATTAAAAGCCATTCTAATTTTTCTCCTTTCTGCATTTTAAGTTCAATGTTTTGAACTGATTTTATAATATCATTATCAAACCAATGTGTCAATAAAAAGTTCAATATTTTTTACTTTTTAAGTTTTATGTCTTGAACTTTTGTTCAAATAATGCTATATTATCAACAGAAAGGAGGATAACTAAAATGAAAGAAAGTACATCGGATAGGCTTGAACAGCTAATGAAAGAACGGAAGTTAAAACAGGTTGATATTTTGAACTTATCATTGCCTTATTGCAAGAAATACAATATCAAGATGAATAAGTCAGATATTAGTCAATATGTGTCAGGAAAAGTTGAACCTAGTCAAGAAAAGCTAGTTGTCTTAGGAATGGCTTTGAACGTGTCAGAAGCGTGGCTAATGGGATTTGATGTTTCACCAATCCGTAAGGATAATTCAAAAGAAGCTGAAAAAGATGTTGATTTACTTTGGAAGTTTTCTATGTTAGAGCAAAGAGATAAAGAAACAATATTAGATATGATAGATGTTATGTTATCTCGAAAAGAAAAGAAGTAGGGTTTTACCCCCACCTCTTCAAGAAGTTTTCTATGAATGAATACAGGTACTCTAATGTACCTGTATTTTCTATTTTTTCTATTAATCCGATAATCTTTTGTCTGTATTCCTCATTCTCCATATATCCCCCTTATTGCACGATATAACACTGGCAGCGATAGCGTTATTATAGAACATTTGTTCTTTATTGTCAATCTACCCCCAGTAGATTGACAGTTTTCAGCGGTGACACTGCCAACGCCAATCAAACAGTGCCACCTAGCCAAAACTTGAAGATTTCGTCCGAACTCTCTCGGACAATTATTATTATAAATACTGATAATATAAAAATCAACTTAAAAATATCGCAAGTTTCGACAATATTCGACAAATTATGCATATTGTGATATGATTAGTAAAATTAAATTTAAAGGGGATTTGCCTATGAAAAAGAAAATTGTAAGCATTATGCTTGTTATGTGCTTATTCATTAAGATATTACCGGGAGCATTACACTCCCGGTATTTTATATGTTAGACTAATTCGCAATCAGCTACATTGACCGCCGCGAACAATTCTCCGTCATGCACAAGCACAACTCTGTCTCCGCTTTTTTCTGATACTGTATACTCATCAAACCAAGCCTTAATAGGTGTGCCATCATAATCAGTATTGCCAACAAATCTCACTGTGCTACCCTCTCCAATGTCTTCGCTGAATGGAATATCTGTAGGTGTATCATCAGAGCTTGAGCCGCCGATAAACTCAAGATTGGCAATATTGACAGCGGCGGTTGTAACATCTCCTATTCCGATAACAACTCTGTCTCCGTTCTCTTCGATTACATCATATTCATCATAATATACGCCGAATCTATTGCCGTCATAATCAATGTTATCAAGCACTCTGACTTTCTTGCCGTCACCACGGCTTACTGTATCTGTGTTGATATCATTGCCATTGTCATAAATGCACTTAATAAGGCTGATGTTATCCTCATCAATAGCAGCAGTAGTTACGCCGTCAATGCCGATAACAACTCTTCTACCACTAACTGATAAAACGCTGTACTCATCATAGTAAGTGCTGAACGGCTCGCCGTTATCGTACTGAATAGCGTTAATAACCTTAACTGTATCGCCTTTATGATACTTAGTATCTGGCACTGGCTCATAGTCTGGCACTGTGATGTCTTCAACTACATGGTCTGTGCAATAATCAGTGTAACAATAGTTCTGATCTACTGTCTGTCCGTTAATCTGTGTGTCTCTAAGATAATTAACACTTCCGCCAAACTGCCACATATCATAATCAACAGCAATTCTAGGTTCTGCATCTGAATACTTTGCTACCCAAACGGCATAACCAGCTTCTTTTACTCTTGAAATGTCTACATAATTGTTAATGCAGTTCTCATATGAGTATACACCGACATTCTTATATCCTGCATTTCTCATTTCATCAAGAAACGCCATAATAATGTCTGTAAGGTCGTTGCCAGTAACCATGCCTGCTTCAACATCATAGAACACTGGGTAGCAGAATGATTTACCTGTTAAAAGCTGTGCAAAATATCTGGCTTCATTTACGGCTTCATCAGCGTTTAATGCATTACCAAAAAAATAAGCTCCCTTGTGGATTCCTGCACTTTCCAACTTGTTATAGCTGTTCTCAAACTCTCTATCTTCGTATAAGCCATCATCAGCACCGCCTGCCTTGATAATGGCAAAGTCTACACCCTCATTATCTTTAGCTCTCTGAAAGTCAAAATCTCCCTGCCACTTCGATGTGTCGATTCCAAATAATTTACTCATAAATTACCTCCTAAATTTAGAAAAATGTGTATCAAAAAAGCACCCTAGTATTACTAAGGTGCTTGATTGCTAATATTAAGCTGTTCATCTGAAAGTAGGCATCATTTGTAAAAAATAATATTAAGTATTAGCAATTCTTTCGTTAAATTTAAAAAGGTTCCCTCGACATGAACTTTTGCTTGAATCGAATTTAACTTTGCCAGATTCTTTGTCATATGTTATTTTTGTCGTTTCATCGTCATTTTCCATATCTTTATATATAGTATATATATTACATGTTTTCAAATTATTGCTAATAGAAATTACACTTATTTGAAAATTATTAATATGTGAATTAAGATAAAGATAAGTTCCATTACCTAATTCTCTTTCTGTGACTTGATAGTCTGCAAGAAAACCATATTCTAGTATTGTTAATACTTTATTACTGTTTAATTGTGTAACTTCATCGCGAAGATTACTAATCATGTCATTGTTATTCTTAATTCCTGCGTCCATTATATTTAAGTTTGTCGCATTCCAGGGAGTACTTTTACTTGGCGATTGTTGCCAGTTTACACGGCTGTATGAAAGAAAACCGGTTAGGCTCATAATTTACCTCCTTAAAAATAAGAGTGCGGACTTAAACCCGCACTCTCTGATGATTTACTCTGTTACTGTTTCTGTTATGTCTGTCGTATCTGAATCAACTGTCTGCTGTTTACTCTTTAATAGCTTATTAACTTCTGCCTTAAAATTCTCATAATCATTATCACATTGTGTCTGATTTGCAAGGTATAATTCCTTGTTAGTGATTGTCTGACTAATTGTCAATGAACCAGTTTCCGGTACAGCCGCATACATTGTCATGGCTGATTGACCATTAATCACTGATGTTCCGCTTAAATTTGTTGTCTTTGTTATACTTAACATATTGCTTTCCTTTCTACCGCTGTGCGGATTTATATACCTAATTTTTGCTTAATCCACTCCGACAGTTCAACCCATGCACCGCCAGAACTTATATAATAATATCCATACACATAACAATCTCCCTGATTTAACATTAAAGACTTATCTCTTAATTCAGATATAGTATTTCCGTTTTTATCCAAAATTGCGAAGCCGTCTGCATCCATAAATGATTCATATTCATCTGATGTATAACTTATTTGGTAAGGAGACATTTTAGCATGTCTACTGTTGTAATTAAGCTGAATTACAGATGTACTCAATGTACTTGTGTTAATGTCTATATCTCCTCCGGTAATATGAGCTGATTTTGCATACAAGCTACCGTCATGTCCTACCTTAAACACAGAATTTTCTGGTGTATCAGAGCCAGCCCAAAAAGCCCAGCCGTATCCACTTTTACTGCTTATGCCAACTTGTTCACCTACCAAAGTATAATCATTAATTGCGTATCCGCCTATTGTGCTACCTTTAGCATTTAATTTTTTACATGTGATTGTTCCATCTGCTGAAATAGTGGTATTAGTTGTCGTTAATGTGAACAAGTCGCCGTTAATATTAACAGACTTATTACCACTAATATTAATTGTGCCTTTAGCTTTAAGTGTAATGTCATCTGCTATAGCTTCAATTGCCGATTTAAGTTCTCCGCTCGTTGGGTCTTTCTTAATGTATGCTTCAAGGCTTGCTGATGTAGCATAACTTTCAAGGCTCTTCTTTGTAGCGTAATTATTAGAGACTTCCAACTTGATACTATTGCTCTCTGCACTAACTGCCTGTGTAATAGCATTATTAACTTGTACAGTAGTGCTATAATTGTCTCTTATATCAATCTGTGTCTTACTTAATTCAGAGCTGATTGTATTAAGGTTCACCTTTAACGCGGCATTTTGATTAAGAAGATAAGCGATTTCGGTTGAAGATATTTCTTTCCAACCGTGCGTTCCGTCTATTTTTTTAATCCAACGCCACGCTCTGTTCTGCGCTTCCCAATACGCTATAATGCCTACATAATTATCATATTCTGCTTCGGTGTATTGCCATGTGCTATCACTAGGGTATCTATCATCGCTTGGATATATAAGTACACTCCACTCGTTAGCTGGATAATTATCCTTAGTCGGCTCGTATGTCACCTGATAGACCTTGAAATCATCGTTGAGTTGCTTGTAAACATCTCCTATTTGCACGCCGAAGCTGTCAAGCGTACTTGTAACTGTATTAAATTTGCTTTCGATGGATTCTCCATTACGAATATCAGTCCACCATAGCTTCTGGTCGATGAAATCTTTGGATTGCTTAATGGCTGAACCCCATAATGTAGAATTGCCGCCAACGGTTGTCTGAATACTCTTGAATACGCTATCAAGGGTTTGCTGTTCACTATCAACATATATCTTTGTTGAATTAAGCGTGTGTGAACCATCATTGTTGATAACATTGAACAGTGATTCTATATTCAGCTTGTTTGCAGCAATATTAGCATTATCCTTAACCATATCATCACGGATAACTTGTCGTTGAATGCCTTTATCAGTTAAGCCGATAGCGTCAAACATAAGATTGCCAGCTTTATCCCATATATACATGTTGTAATCTGAATTAGCGTCTTTGCCTATCTGCACACGCACTCTTTCGCTGTCAGATATTTGAATTGTATTGTCTTCCCATTGTGACCTGCCATCTTCGCTGTGAACAAGTACATTAGTAGTATTAATGTCAAGTGCTGTGATTTTGCTTGCGTCAAGACTATCAATCATTGCTGACTTAATCTGCGCTTCTCCAAGAACAGCAATAACAGAATTAGAGAAATCCGTTGTTATTGTTGTTCCTGTTGCTGAACCGAATATTAACGTTTTGATATCAGCTACACTTGCGTCAAGTATGCCAACTTTCTCATAATCTACTTTAAGATTTGCAATGTCCGCATTAACAGCCTTAAGACTTTCCACATTAGCATTAATGATATCTGCATATGTTGCGTCCAGTTTATTTGTTTTAAGGTTGTCAATATCAGCATTAACAGCCTTTAAAGTTTCAATGCTTGCGTATCTGATATCAGCTTCATCAACAGATAGTTTATTAATAAGTGCTTTATTTACAAGTATCAAGTCGGCATAGTACCGTTCCATCTGCTTAGTAATAGGTCCGGAAGCTACACTTGCATTCTCCGTATCAGATTGACCTATAGATGTAACGGTATCCATTAAGCCGCCGTCACATTCGTGCGTAATCTGCATTATAGGCACTTTGTAATCAACGCCACCCTTGTTGACAGTTATAATGTCACCAACTTCTAGTCGGTAGTCACCGACAAACTTAACTGTAAGCGGTCTAAATGTAAAACCGCCTATCTTTTTATAGACTTCATCAAGAATTGCCTGCGTCATAAACGGATTGGCAAAACTAAGTCCTGTCGCTCCGTCACCAGAAGTAATCTGACTTTGTTCTGTAGAACCGCTTTTGGTATTATTACATGTCAGCTTCTGTATAATAAAATCTTTACTCGTTGTGAATGTAACGCCTTGCTGATAATACTTATGTCCGTCAAGTACATATCCACTATCCTTATACCACCTTAATTCAAGGTTTCCGTCAGCATTAATTACCGCATTACAGCCTTGTAACATAGCCATATAGCCGATAATTTCTCTGTAGGTATATCCTTGTGGCTTGTCGTTGATAGTATGTGCTGTGGTTATATTTGTTACTAAAGATATACCTAACTTACCGCATATCTCATTAAGAATAGCTTTATCTGTGCTAGGAAATGCCATATCAGAGAAATAAGGCATATCAGCCTTATACATTCTGTCGTATGCTTCATAACTTGTGTATTCTCCGTCACTTGTCTGCTTAGTAACTGTGAATTTCCCCAACTTAATATACTTAATTTCTGCTCCAACCTTAACACCCTCGAATATGGTAATCTCTTTATTTTCAAGGCTTATTGCTGGCATATAAATAGAGAAGGTAACACTGCTACTGCAAGTGTTACCTATCGTGATTTCATTATTGGGGTTTATCATGTTTTGAAACTTGAAATTGTTAAGTGTATCAGTATGTTCTTTTCCATCAACGACATACTTAGAATAGTATCTTGCACTGTTTCCCTTAACAATTTCCGTCATAGCTGTGTCTAATATCTTCATTCTACACCGCCTTTATTGCTTATAATTAATGTGATATCATAAACTCGATTGAGTATAATTTAGCTGGTGTAATTTCTTCGCATTTATCGAATGCGTCCATAGGAAGCATTGTCATGTCAGGCACTTCAATCTCTTGCTTATTGATTTCCTGCAATTCTTCCTGTAACTTTTTTAAGTTTTCTGATGTAACCTGATACTGATTATCGTTGATAACTGGATTACCGCTGTCGTCCTTGTCTGCATACTTAGCCTTAGTATCTTCTATGGTCTGTAGTGTCGTCTTGTACAATTCCTCTAATGCCTTGATATTGCACATAACAGCCATAGCAATTCTGCCTGTAGTCTTGTCATGTGATATGTTGCTCAAACTCTGAAATCTGTCTATTAACTCACTTGTTTTAAGTTTCATGTGGAACTCTCCTTTATTTCTGAATTAAACTTAATTTTGCTCCGACTATTAGTCCGTCCTCATTCTTTGCCCTTGTGAGATACGGATATGTCACATCTCCTGTATAGATTGTCATTTCCTTTTGTGTGCCACCTAAGAATAGGACTTGTGCTGTTGGGAATGGGTTATCTATGTCGCTTACTACATTATCAAGCAATAGTGCCTGTTCGCCTGTTAATGGCGGTAATTGAAGCTCTACTTTGTCTTTGATATCCACGATTGTGCCAACCATTTCTCCGTAGTCGTTTCTTCCTGTGTTCTTAGACCATATCTTATTTCTGCTGTATGTGTAGCCGTTATATGCTACTGGGAATCTAACCCCCTCAATCACAACTGCGTCAATCAATCAAACCACCCCTTTCAAGGCATCAAAAAAGGAATGCACCATTTCTGATACATTCCTTAATATTTCTATTGCATTAATTCAATTAGTGTTATATAATATCTGTGCTGCTTGTTTAAGCGGTATTGTGACTTTTGGCTGTCAGTTGTCGGGCTGGCAGCCTTTTATTTACCAAAAAATCAGCCCACATCTGTTACACACAAACCTATGCTGTGAATAAGTTCCACCTTGTTGCTTAATCTTCTCTTTCTTATTAACCAATGTAAACGGTCTTAAAGGATTCAGATTAACAGTATATCTTGTCTTAGTTTTCTGCGGTACAGTTGTTGTAATCTGTGTGTGAGAGCAGTCCCAACTCCTACATCTTGGACAATATACTTCAACTAAGCCGTTTTCTGTCGCTCTGTACACTCCTTTAAAGTTAGGATTTAGCGGGCGTTGAATTTGTGGTTGTTGTTTCTTCTTCACTCCTATTGCTTCTAGCATTTCGTTTAGTTCTTTTTTAACTGACATGCATATTTCCTCTACTGTAATTCTAATGTTAATTTCATAAGTTTTTTATTATCTCCCAGTGGCGTTACTTCTAAATCAACATTACTTTTATCTTCTAGTATATATATCCTTGCAACTGTAATATTTGTACCTGTCTGTAATTCTCTTGCAATATTATTGTATTCGTCAATGTCAAAACTAACTAACGGATAGTCAAGTTCTTTGCCGTTCTGAAAACATGTAACATTATAATTATATGCAAAGGCTGTGTTATCTTCTGAATTGTTTGCAAAGTCAAAATAAACGGCAAGAACTTCTCTGCCATTGCTATCTGTAATTACATCATGCTTAAGATATTTAAGCGTTGTATTATCATATGTAACTGTATCTGTGTTCTGTTCTGTTGTAGCGGCTTGTTTAGTAACATTTATGCCGTCTGCATTGTTATTATTTCCATTTCTGTCAATTACTACTATTAACATCAATATCGAAAATATAATTGCAAAATAAGAACCTAAATGCCTTTGTGATCTATTCCCTTTGCTTTTAATCAAATCCACAATAGCTAATATAAGTGCTACTGGAATTGTAAAAGTGAAAAGTGCCATAACCGCTGCCACTATGCTAAGTTTACTATCTTTCTTTTTCTGTTTCTTATCTCCCATATTGCGTTACCCCTTTGCTTTTTATATATAGTAAAAGGATAACACAATACTTTTATCTTATCAATACGGAAAGGCTGCTTGCCCTGTCATATTAGTATAGTTATTAGCTTTATCTTGCACCATTGTAAACAGCTTATCTGCGTCACCTTGTAATGTTATGTTTACATTGTTGTTAGCTTCTGACATAGCTGCTACAACCGCATTGTAAACCGCTGGATAAACTGCATTAGCAATACCTGTTGTGATTTCCTGCTGATTGGCTACCGCTGTTCTTCCGTCCATAGTACCAACCATTTCGGGTGCAACTTCATTAGCAACGAATAACTGTCCTTTGTTTGGGAAGCCACCGTTTGCATACCAATCAATACTGACTTTTGGCACTTTAGGTGGTGCAAGACTAAATTCTCCGTCAATCTTAAAGTGTGGTGTATCAATGTGTGGAAATTCAAGTCCTAAATCATTCCACCACTGCTTAAAGCTGTTCCAAGCGTTCTGTATCTTAGCTTTAAAATCTTCGATAGCCACAGAAATGCGTTGAAGTGCTGGTTTGCTATCCCACCAATCTACAACATCATCCCACTTCCCTTGAATACCTTTTTTAATTCCGTCAGCTAAGTTTTCCCATTTCTCCTTAGTAAACCACGGTCTCACATCATTGCTCCACCAAGAAACAATTGCAAGACTGTTCCACCAGTCAACGATTGAATCCCATTTTTCTTGTATTCCTAATTTCATTCCATCAACAGCGTCAACCCATGTTTCTTTTTCAAACCACGGTGCAACATTATTATTCCACCAGCTAACAATAGCTGTATTGCCCCACCAATCTGAAAAACTGTTCCATTTTTCGCTTAAAGATGTTTTTATGTTGTCTCCCAGTTCTCCCCATTTTTCTTTAGTAAACCAAGGTGCAACACTTGTAGTCCACCAATTTGCTATATCATCTTTATGTCCAAATGTGATAGTTTCTATCACTCCGTCAATAAAGCTAGGTAAATCTTCAAATGGTGCTTTTATAAGATATGCTATTTGGTCAAACATTGACATATCTATTTTCTCGCCTGTTAATTTTTCGTTGAGCCAATTACCTAAATTAAATCCAGCAATAGCAGCTACTATTCCGCCTACTATTCCTGCACCTATAGTTAAGCCTATTTCTGTTGCTGTTCCTGCTCCTATAATAGTACCTATATCTGTTGTAAGTAATCCACCTATTCCTGATATTATACTGCCTGTTCCGAATGATTTTAAAGCACCTTTAATACTTGTTCCTATTACTGTAACAAGTTTCTTTTTCAAAACGCTTCCTAAGCCTGTAAATTTCAATGCCGCTATAGCCGTTATTAAGGTCGTTTCAATTGGTGCTGCCGTAAATGAACCGCTCCATAATTCGATAGCTGCTTTAATGGCTTGCCATAACACATTGCCAAGGCTTGAAAATATTTCAACCCAATTAAGTCCAGCTAAATACTCTCCTACATTATGTCCGATTGTATACCAAGGAACATCATCTATAGCCTTTGCAAACCAATTAAAAATTCCTGCCACAAGGTTAGATGTGTCTTGTCCTGCTGCATAAAAATCCCCGATTGCAAAGTCTTTAAATATCTTCCTAACAGGTTCAAGTGCTTTCTCTATCTTATCAGCCCAAGCAACAGCCGAATTTTCCATATTGGCAAACGCTTTATTCCAAGCCGCTTCATAATCAGCCGCCGCCTTAGCGATATCATCTGTCAAATCAATAGTGCTACCGCCGCCACCGCTTGAACCCTTGCTTGAACTTGTATCATCTTGTAATTTATTGATTTCATCAAATCCCATAAGGGATAATGTAGCTTTCTTTGCTGAATCCGCTACATTTTGGTATCCGTCTGAAATATCTTCCAATCCGTCAGAAGTATCTTTGTATCCGCTTTGTCCGAAGCTCTCAAAGTCAATCTTAACACCCATAAGGCTCGCAAGGTTCACTAGAAGTCGCTTGATTGCAATAGTAACGCCGTTTACAACTGGCATAACCTTTGAAAGAATTGGGATAAACAGCTGTCCTGCCACCATTCCGACTTCTTTCATATTGTTGCTGAACTGGCGTAACATGTTACTTGGGGAGTTGATTGTCAAATTTGTTATCGTATAGGCTCTTTATCCTATACTTCTTATAGTTTCCTATAAGTTCAGAGTACATTATCACCCACGTTTTTACGTTTGGTTTGGTGGTAGCCACTTCCACCTCATACTGCCCTATATGCAGTAGTGTCGGACACTCTTGGGAATATTATATTTATTCAATTCCTACTCGTTACAATACTTAATAGCCTGTTCGTAATCTATTAAGTTATCTCGGTATTAGCATAGCTTATAGCCTTAGCCTTCACCGATTTTGCCCGATTGTCATAAGATGTTTCCATTCTTATGCAACACTTGGAAGACAAGCTATATCATTAACTCTCTTCCGTCTATTAGCTAAATCCCCCCAAGATACTTTTGATTGGTCTAATATTGCTAACACTCTTAACTGCTGTTTTTCCATTTGTGTCATTTCTGATACAGACTTAGAAATGCCTAAGTTATAAGCATATGTCGCTAATGTAGCATTGGTAATATCAATACCATACTTGTACAATGCCCTCGATTGTCCGATTAAACCGCTTTGTAAGTTCTGTGCTACTGTTGAATAGTCCACATTGAAAAGTGAGCTTATATCGCCCGCAAGCATTGTCATTGACTTTGTTATAGCCGTTGTTGCTTCGCCTGTCTGTCCTAACGAATTAGTAACAGAAGCTAACTGTGAAGCATACTGTGTTACTTCTTGTATATTAAGTCCTAAGTTCTTTGCTCCGCTTTCTTCAAGCAAACCGCCTTGAACATTAACTTTTAGTCCAGATAACTTTCCAAGAGTATCATTTACTCTGTTCTGAAAGCTTTCTGCGTATGCCGTAGCATTATCATATCCGTACTTTTCGTAATCCTTATCCCATTCTGAACCAATCTTACCAAACGCTACCGCTTGATAGTTGAACGCTTCAATGTAATCTGTTGTTGACTTAATAGCTTCTATAAGTTTCTTGCTGCCACGAATTACCATAAAATAAGTGGCATAAAACTTACCTATTGCACTTGCTAAGTTCCAACTACTTCTAGTTGCTGTTCTAGCACTTGTAGAAACGCCATACAGCGACTTTTGAAGTGAGTTTGAAGAAGTACCCACCTTGCTACCTTGACTAGCAAGATTAGCCAATGCATTAGTCATTTGAATAACATTCTGACTTACTGTTGGCGCTCTTGATAGCGTTGTCATTAAGCCATTTAAAGCATTGCCTAGCTTTGGAATGTTTACAACGGCGTTTTCTATACTCTTACTGCCTAGCTTGCCAAGTGACTTTGCAAATTCTGTAACCTGTGTTGCGTTCTGTGGTATGGCTGATATGCTTGCAACCGCTTTCGTAACGGCTTCAAGTGATGTAGCTGTGTTAGCAAGTGCGGCTGAATCAACAGAGCCTATCTTTGTAATATTCTTGGCAAGTCTTGTAAAATCTGCTGTTCCTGCGTTCATATTCTGCATAGCAGAACCTAACTGACTAACGCCGTTTGCAAGGTTGCTTAATGATGAGCCATTCACAGTCGCAAGTGATGTAGATAGCCTTGTAAGCTGATTTATCAGTTTATCAACAGAATTGATAGCTTTAGTTGCAGTACCGGTAATTTTGACTTCTAATGAATCTAATTCCACGCCTTAGCCCCCTTTTATAGGATTGTTGGCGGTAGTCCTTTCTTTTCAGTCTGTGCCGCCCATTTTTGCTCATTGAGTAACATCAACTGTAACTCCTTATCATATGTATCTTCTTCACTTTCTTCTGTTTTTTCTGATAAAATAGCTTGTTTAGGATATTCAATGTGTACATCTTTATTAAATGCTGCACCTATTCCGCAAGAAATAGCTGGAATTGCATAAACTAAAAACCAGTTATACATTTCTGCGTCTCGATTTTGTCTATCAATTTTTTTGCCTTTTGCATATAGTAATAATTTTGTAGGTGTCATTTTTAAAAAGTCCGAATAACTAACGCCTAGTGAACTAGCTAAGACAAAGTATTCTTCCCAAATTATTTTGTGGAAGTCTGCTTTTTCTTGTGGTCTTGTGGTACTACTGTCGGCTTCTTCTGCTCCTGTGTCGCTTCTTCCACATTGTTCGCCATTTCCTCTAACATCGCTGTTATTCCGCTCAACTCGAAAAAACCATCATCTTCCATCGCTTTCTTGATTTCTTCAAACAATGTTCTATATCCATAACTCTTATCTGTCTTTCTCTTCTCTGTAATATATGCTCTAGTGAGTTCCTTTGCTTCATTCATTGTTACAGGGTTATTGTCAATGCAGCCTGCATAAATGGCTAAAATGCAAATCTCTGGCACATCTGCTGTCATATTTGCTAATCCGTCAAAAGAAGCCTGTGCAACACTTTTATCTGTCTGTGCAAGTAAGTAAGAACCATTAACAACAGAAAACATTTTCTGCACTATCTCTTTACACTCTGCCGCGCCAAAAGAGAACTCAACTTTGTATTCTTTTCCGTTTACATTAATATTCATCATAATTTTTACCCTTTCCCACCCTATCGTCCATATAGGGAAAGGTGCGGATTTTACACCGCACCTACCTTTTAAAATAATTATTCTGTTACATCATCAAGATATGATGTGTAGTCGGCTGTTTTGGCGTTTGTACCACCAATCGACACAGCCTTTGATTTAGTCGATTGGCTTATTATTCCCCCACCTTTGTTACTGTGAATGTGCCACCAGCACCCTCGACAACTTGAAGCTTGTCTGTGCATTCGATAGGTGAAGTGTTAGGAACTGCTGTTACTGTCATTTCAAGTACCGAATCAGTACCAGAAACATCATTAGGCGTTGCTGTTACCTGCCCCACAAATGCGTACTTAGCAACCGCGCCTAATCCGTCAGAACCATATAACTGAATAATATCTAACTGCTTACCCTCTGCTTTGATTAAGTCCTGCAAATAAGCCTTTTCAAGGTTTCCTGTGTAAGTCTTAGCGTCAGATGTTTTGATACCCATTAAGAATGTCTGTGAATCATCTTCAAATGTTGTACTTTCAACTGTGTTAGGTGCTGATACTGGTGCTGAAATCGACTTAGCCGCAACCATTAACTTGTATGAGCCTGCAAAACCATCTTCGCTATGCTCCTTGTAGATAACCCTAGCTTTATAACTTGTACTTGCCATTGCCTTGTTTACCTCCTAAAAATTTGCAAAAAAATAAGAGCATTTCTGCTCTTTGTTACATCAATCTGTCATTTGCCGCTATCATTCGTCTAAATCTAGCGGCACTCTTATGTACTTTATTGCTGATTGAGAACTCTGGCATTGCGTTGCCTTGAAATCTCATTGTCTTGAATGTATCTGTAATTATCGCCATAACCTTGCGACAGTCAGACTTGCTTGTGTTAGTTGTGACATCTACTTGGAATGTCGCTAACAATGCGTTAATTGTCTGCCCGTCAAGCGTTTGCCCTTGCTCTGCTGGCGATAGTAGATGGATGTATACCGTTGGAAATACTGCTTGACCGCTGTTTTCTCCCTCATTGGTTATGACTATCTTTGGATATTTCTTTTTAAGTTGTGTCAAGGTTTTAGCCTTAACAAGTGCTGTGACTGTGTTTTCAAGGTCTGTCGCCCAATCGTTTGCATTTGCCATTAACCAAACACCCTCCTTGCTACCTCAACATATTTCTGTATGATTTCCATATCAGCCTTATAAACAGGCATTTGCGCTTCTACGCCGTGTGTAAGAACTAAGTTTCCGTCATCGTCATAGTAACCCCACACTTTTTGTACGCCGTGATGTTCGCCGTATGATCCTATAATCATACCATTAACAACACCCTTTGGGTGCTTGCTACTTCCAGCTGCTCCATTGTAAAAAACGCCAGCTCCGAACTCTATAAACATAAGTTCTTTGCCCTCTACAATTAATTTTGCTTCAACATATTCTCCTGCGGATTTCATTTCAACATAACTGTGATGGCTTGTATCTGAACCGCTACGAACACCTTTCTCATCGTATGTATAGCTAGCTTTTGCCATATTTTCATCAATGACAGGTATCCCAACTTCTGCAAGTTCTTTGACAAGCTGTGAAGTTTTTTTGATAAGCCAGTTCTTATACTGTTGTAGCTGTCTGATAGCTTCATTTACAGACTTTTCTGACAGGGATATATTAATTGTATGTCTTGCCATAATGCACCTACTTTACAACTGCTTTAAGCATATATTTAGTTGAGCACAATGCTGGTTTCGTACCTACAATCGTGAAGTCCGCTGATGTTTCATCAACGAGGCTATCATCTGTGTATGTAGGCTTGCTATCAAGCCAGATAAGGTCGCCTTTTTTTAAAGGGAACTCATTCCTATCTGTCAGTAAAATAGCGTCAAAATCAGCGGTATCAAAGCCGTATTCCTTGCTCTGTGCTTCTCCACCGCTGAATGATATGTTAGCTTTAAAATCGACTGGCTCTGAAAAGCCTGTTTTCTCTGCAAGGACTTTAGGTATCTTATTGCCCTCATCATCAAGATAAGGAATGAAGTTGCCCTCTGTGTCGGTATATCCCTCATAGAGGATATTGCCCTCATCATCTCTTTCATAGATAGTAACAGTCTGCCCTTGAAGTGAATACTTCATAGCTTGCTTATTAATGTCAAGCATTGTTTTTTACCTGCTTGTAAATCTGATTTACGCCTGTACTTGACAATCCAGACACAATTCCTACTGCGATTGCATTAAGAATGTCATTTGCCGGAAAATCCGGTATTACATACATACCTATAACACCTAAGATACCGCCTACAACACCTACGATTATAGGAATAAAATTATCTTTAATGTGCGGAATTGCCTTAGCTCCTAAGCCTATCAGATATGTTATTACAACGATTGCAACTACTGTTGATACTGATGTTATATCCATTCTGCTATACCTCCTTGTCATCATTAAGTCTTGTCTCTATGCCATCAATTCTGTGATGCGCCGACTTAACACTTTCTTCAACTTTAACTATCCTACTATCGTGAGAATTAAGTTCTTTCCGCATTTCTGTGACTTCGTTCTTAATCTCCGTTGTATTGTTGGATATTGCGTCAAGTTTCATATTTATTCGCGTGTTCTCTTTCACACGCTCTTCAAGTTCTACTCTGTCACTTCGTTTATCATTCTTAGAGTTGAATGATAAACTGAAAAATCCGAAAAAGACGGAAAAAGCAACTGAAATTATGCTTATAATTACTGCTATTGGCATTGATATACCGCCTTTCTAAATTAATAGGCACACCACCCACCACCCTTAATGTGTGCCGCCTGCTAACATATTGCTGACATCAGCAAAATGCTAACGCACAATCTTCTATAGCACTTTGGCAAATGGAAATATCCCAACAAATAAGCTATCTCTGTCTCTCCAAGTTCTGTTTACACCATTCTCGCTAAAACTCGCCATAAATTCTTCGCCTGCTTGTGAATGGTCATAGACCGCAAGATTAACGATAACGCTTTCAAATTTCTTCAAATCTTCAGTTATCATTTCATCTGTGTAGCTGTCGGGGTAGTTTCTTCTCGCCTTTACATCTTCTGTAGCTTGCTTAATGAGCTGTTCGATTATCGGATTATCTTCTTTGCTATCGAACACTACCACATCAGATGTCGTTTCATCATCATTTGTGACTGTATCAATATGAAATTGTTTAAGTCTGATTTTGACTTGCTCCAATGTGGTGTATTCCATAATTTCAGCTCCTATAACCTTAATTTCTCAATTAACAGTTCTTTAAGTTCTGCTCCTGTAAGCTCCATTGCGTTCTCAATACCTTGTTCTAAGGCAAGTGTCTGTAAGTCCGCTGTTGGCATACGCTTAATAGCTGTCTTTGTGTAATCGTTTGTAGGTTGAGCAGGGAACTTGTCCTGCTCTTCCTCATACTTAAGCTCATCTCCATAAACAGCTTCCTGTCTTGCATTATCTGCTGTTACTTCTTCGCTCTGCTTTGCGGCGTTGATTTTATGTCGTCTTAATAACATATAAACACCTCTTACTTTCCAAACTTAGCAAGAACAACCTTAGAATCATTGCTAAGAACAGCTGTATAGTGTTCATCGCCAGAGATAACAGTTGTCTTTGCAAGAATGTCTCTGTCCGATTCAATCTCAACGCTTCTCTTCATATAGATTGTAAGTGCGTTCTCTTCCTCTGACACGCCATCTGCACCTGTGTCCTCGTTAGGGTCTTCTGCTGATACGATAACAATAGGACAAGCATAGAACTCTGTTGTAACAGCCTTTAACTTGCTACCTACCTTGATTTCTTTATCCTTTTGCTTAAGCGTGTGTGCAAGTGCTGTGTCAAGGTGAACATTCGTTGCATCCTCGCTTGTTGTATCAGCTACAACATTGATTGTTCCTGTTGAATCATCAAGTTCATACTTAACCAGCTTAACTTTCTTAGACTTAACAACCTGCGCTCCTGCAATAGAGCCGATAGTGCCGTTCATAATCACATTAAGTGGGTACTTATCGTTGCTCTTAAAATCATCGTCATTAAGCAATGTGGCTTCCTGTGCCGGATTAATGAACAGTATCTTTGTAAGTGATGAATCTGATTCATCATCAAACTTGCTATTAGCCGCTACAACTGCTGAATAGCTGATAGGTGCTGCTGTTCCATCGTAATCAATAGGTGCTGTGCAAAGTGCGTCATAGCTGTCATTATCTACCTTTGCAGCGATTGACATAGCAATCTGGTTGATAGCTGTACCAAGTGGGTCGCCATAACCAGATAATACTGATTCATCTGTAAGCTCTACAGCCTTACCTGCTTTCTTAACCTTTGCTTCTGTTGTAGATGTTGTAAGTACTGTTGTACCCATAGCAACACCTTCTGCTACATCTTCTGCGTCACCAATATAAGCATACTTTGGCACAACAATTGTGCTTCCCGGTCTGCCTACAAGTGTTGTATCAACTCTTGCGATAGGCGAGAACTTAATCTTCTTTGGCAACTTAGCTGATACCATATCAGCCATTACCTGTGGATCTACTAAATTTGCTAACTTAGTCTGTGGCATAGTTTGTTTACCTCCGTTTTCTACTCTGTGAACTTCTTATAAAGTTCTGGATTCTTATTTTTGAACTCCACTCTTTCGTGGTAATTCATCTTGTTGAACTGTTCCTGTGTTATCGTGCTTTCTTCTCCACCGCCTGCATTAATAGCCGGTCTCGATTTAAGCCACTCTGCCTTAGCTTCTTTAACCTGTCTTTGCACTTCATTGGCAATTACAGTTGCTATAAGGCTATGGTCTGCATCTGCAACCGCCTCAATCAAAGAATCAATATCCTTTCCATCACCTATAACTTTCTGATAAGCATTGACAGCTTTCATATGATTAAGCTCTTTACTCATGTTCTCAAACTTTTCAGCCTGCAACTTTTCAGCTTCCGCCTTTGCTTCCGCTTCCTGTTCTTCTGCTGTCTGCTTTGAGCGAAGTTCTTTCTTGTACTTAGCTGCTTCTGAACTGGCTTTATCTGAAGCGTTCTTATACTTTTCTTTTTCAGCTCTTTCACTAGCAAGCTGCGCCATAAGCTCTTCTACGCTAGGTGTCTGTTCTTCGTTCTGTGGTTCATTGTTAGTTGTTGGTTCTGTTGTTGTGTTAGTTACATCTGCCATAATTTCTTTACCTCTGCTTTCTGCGTTTTTTGTTGTTCTCTCAACTTCTTGCGATATTTGTATTGCCCTTTCTCTAGGGCATATAAAAAGCCACAAGGCATTTCTACCCTGTGGCTCAATATCAATTTATTTATCTGTTCTGCTCTTATCTATAACCGGACTATTTTCTGTCTGGTCTGATAAGTCTTGCATTGTGCGGTCTTTATTAGGTGGTTGTTCTCCATCTCCGCCCTCTGCTTGATTCTGTGTATCTTTGTTGATTATACTGTCTTGATATGCCTTAACCATTTCTCCACTTCTTGCTACAACATCGTTAGGGTCATCAAAGAATGGAATTGCATCAACTGTATCTTTAAGGCTAAATCCGTGACTTATCAATGTTGCCATGGCATTAACCTTGGTTGACATTTCATAAGTTTTTTGTCGCTTAATGTTAGGTTTTACATCTCTTGACCTTAATTTAAGTAATGGGTTACTGCTGGCAACATTGTTTGACAGTTTGATAGCTGCAAGAACAACTTTTATCTCTTCCATTTTGCAGCCATCAGTAATTAATTGCTGTTTTGCCGCCGCTGTTTCAGCCTGTGACCAACCTGTTGCATCTGACATTGCAACTCCTGTACTGCCACCGCTATTATCATTTCGTTGTGGCACATTACATTTCTGCAAGATTATCTGTCGCCTTGATTGGATATTGTTAAGCATACCTGTGTAATCATAATTGATTGCAAGTGGCTCAACTATTGGAGTTTTGCCATCTGCTGATGTATAGGTCTGCATCCATTCTCCGGATTTTGGTTTCCTTACTTTTTTAGTGATGTGCGGTGTTCCATCTTTATCAACTGTTGTTTCCTGTTCAACTGGGAAATCAACATCATTCGTATGCCATACCGCCTGCGTATTCTGTTCAACATCATTTGTAAAATCTGAAATAAGTAGGTTTAAGTTATCCATTTCAGATATTTGCCGTTCAAAACAGCCCATTCTATCAAATGACCTTGTATATTCAATAATAGGAATTTTATGTAATGGATTCTCTTCTCCACTTCTCTCTAAAAATCCCCATTTTGTTTTTCCTTTTTCTGGTCCGTTAGTAATTTTTATTCCATCCGTAACTTCATAGCGAATATCTTTTGTAAAACAAGTGTAATATCTTGTACCGCTGTGTTTGTCTTTGATATAAGTACCTGCAAGAATAACCCTCTTATCGCTATAAGCTGTTGACCTTACAACAAATGTTGTTCTTGGATCTAATACATCATATGTAAAATAGCTTTCCCCATCTTCATATTCTGTATTTACATCAATAAGGACATATCCAACGCCGCCGATTTCAACATATCTTGCAAGTTCCTGCTGCTTCTGCCTTGCGTTTTGTGATTCGTAGCAACTGTTTAATTCCGCTATAGCTTCTGTGAGGTTAGAATCCTCATTGTCGCTATTTTGAACTAGCGTTATAGGATTTCCCCACTTAAAACCTAAATTAAACTCTGTGACTTCGTTAGCCACATTGTCGCAGCACTCACAGTCAATGTCCGGTCTGTAAGTCTTTGGATTCTTCCTAACTATTGGTTGTATTCCTGCATCATAATCAAGAAGAAACTGTATTCTGTTGGAATTAATATCATGCTCCAAAATTGCTTCACGCAAAATTGGTATTATATTGTCAGGTGTTATTTCTTTTGCACCTGTATAAATAGCAATTCTTCCTGTCTGCATTGTCTACACCTCTAATAAAATGTCATACCGCTTGAACTTCTGCTATCCGGTATTTCTTTAATTTGAAAATTATCATCATCGTTAGGCACATACCATATCCATTTGTGGCAATGCTTACACGCTAATTTATGTGTGCGTGGGTCTTCCTTATCCGCCTTAGTTAAAAACTTATGGCAGTTCGGACACATAATTGACTTGTCTTTATTCATATAAAATTCCATATATTACCTCTTTGCATAACAAAAACACCGCCACAATTAAGTAACAGTGCTTTTTGATAAGGAATGTTTTGTTTATGAAAAACAGCTCTGTAATTTCTTACAGATACAGTATATCATTAGTGCAATAGGACATTCTAGGACAACTTTAAATAACTATTGCCATATTTTTCTTCAAATACTTTTAACGCTCTTCCGTGAAGTCTTGTTACATTTCTGTATGAAAAATTCATTTCTGTAGCAATTACTTCAAATGTCTTTTTTTCAATGTATCTTGAAAAAAGTACGTTGTAGTAATCTTCATCTTCTATGCTGTCTATTTGCCTTGTAATCGTATTTTTCTTATCAATGTATTCATCTATCATTCTGTCAAGATTGCGTTCCATTTCGTCAATCTTAGCATATGTAGTACCTATTTTATCTGGGTCTGATGATGATAATACTCTTTCTTCATTTTTTACTGCCGATATGCTGCAAGAAAGCTCTCTAAGTTGTGCTATCTCTGTTAACTTGTTATTTATCATACGATTAAGTCTACTGATTTGATTAAGATAATCCTTAGTTGTCATAATAGATTAACCTCCTATATTGGGCTTGACATAATGACTGTTTTTTTAACTCGATTTCCTTTTGTCATCCTCAATGCAAAATTTGAAAATACATCTGGAACATCATCAAGCTGTTTCTTCCCTGATACTGAATACTGTTTTAAAAGCGACATCATTACTCCATATGGTTCATTAGGTTTGTAAAGTGATGCGTCTTTAAAAATAATGTGTTGCAAAATCCAGTTAGAGCATTGAAAAATCCTTGCCTCTTTGTTTGTTTCAGTCGGCGTGTCTGTAATATTACATATCCAACCTACACTCTCTACACGCTTATTAACCTCCATTGCAACCCTGTCGCCACCGGCATTACGCTCAAATTCGCACTCTTGCACTTTGTTATTTACAAGTACACCTGCAGCATTTCTGTATTGTTCTTCATAATCTGCTGTGTTGTCGCACACACAATCAACGCAGTAATAATCTTCTCCGTATTTTTGCAATACAGGCAGTACAAAATAATCTGTACCTTTTCCTTTTGTGTCGCATTGAGCTGTGATAATTTCTGGCTCTCCGTGTGGCAAATTGAGGTATCTTCGGATTTTATCGTCTGGGAATAATAAGCCCTCACGTTCTATAGGGTCTTGTTTATACAGGCAGCGATATGAGATTTCATCCATAAGTAGCTGAATATCTTCAAAATCCTTTACTGTATAGCCACCAAATTCAAAGTCAAAATTACTTTCTCCTGTTACTGGGTCTACATCAGGCACGGATATTACTTTAACTCGTTTGTTTCCCTCATAAGCTTGTATAATACGTCCTATTACGTCTCTAACGCTCCACCTTGTAGCAATATGTATTTCTTTACATGGGTTTCCATCCTCGTCTGGTATCTTTCTTTGTCGTGCATCTACTGCATATTTATCCCACAATTTATCAAGATAAGTTGGGTTAAGTGCTTCTTCAATGCCGCCTATCATATCATCAACTAGCAGAAATTTATTGGCTCTGACTTTACCGGCATTTTTACTGCCGACAGATGTACATTGTACAGATTGAAACGGCTTATATTTTCCTACGTTAAACTGTTCAAGCTTTGCATTTGTGCTTGTTACTTCAAGTCCAGGGAACACTTCTCCCCATGTATACTCGTCAGCGTTTGTGACAATATCATATACGCCATCATAGTACATTCGTGTAATGTCTCCGCTGTGTGAATAAAAGAGGTTATATCCGTTTGAGTACCAACCTATAACCGCAGAATGGAAAAACTTTTCGATTGTGGTTTTTCCTGTTCCGGGTGGGAGAGAAATACATAAAATATCATATTTATCATCAATCATGCCTTGTAATGCTTCTATTAAGCCTATTTTGATAAACTGTTTTCTTCTTGGCATATAGAATCTTTCTTTAGGTTCACGTTTCTTTTCTATGTATCTAAAAAAACTGTCAACAACCTTGTTTTGCGCTTCAATCAGTAAAATATCGTAAAACCAATTAATCAGCTCATATTCCGTTTTATTTGCAAACGCATACTTCTCTAAATCCCATATCGTTCCACCTGTCTTATCCTTGCAGAAACGCTCTATAAGCTCTTTTGTCCTTTCTGTAAGTTGTAGTCCATACTCAATATCTTTCTCGCCGTTTATGGCTACACTGCAAGCGTCTACATAGGCATTGATTACCTGTTCATCAATTCCATTTTTCTTTATGTAATTTTCATATCCATTAACTGTAGAAATAAGGCTCTGACTAGCCATAAGAAAAGCACCTCCACTTTTCAGCAAAGGTGCTTATAGACCTCTGCCTATAACTGTTTTAGGGTAGCGACTACAATCAATCTGTAGCCGGTAATATCGTTTTAGTTGTAATATACCGCTCCGTGGCACAAAGGACATTCACACTTCCAGTTATCGCCCTCTCGTTGGTCGCCACAGTATATATATTCTTCTTCAATCGCTTCAAAAATCGTTCCACAATTCTTGCATTCAAACCTTCGCGGTTTTTTGGCTATGTTCAAATCGCCTTTTTTAATTATTTTCATAATCTTACTCCTTGTACAGTTCATCCGCATATCTTGACATTTCAATCTGTGTTCCGTTTTCATCCCTTACACTGACAGTTACATATCTGTTACTTCCGTTTATCATATCTCCAAGTCTTATTTTTGTTTTATTATCATCAAACTTGTAACACTCCCGCATTTTCTCAATGCAGTTATTCATTTCTGATATTTTCATTTCTCATAAATCTCCTTGTTTCTTCAACTATTTTAGAATCCCTAGCAAAAGTCATTTCAATGTGGCTTTGTGGCAGTCTGCCAAACTTTTCCAAAGCATTTTTTCTACTGCTTCTTTTGAAACATCTACACCGAAATTTATCACCGCTTCTTCGGGTGGCGATTGATACTCTGATAAAGGATTGTCAATGTTACTCATTCTTCATAAACCTCTCAAAATCTTTCCTGCACTTAGGGCATAAGTCAATTTGCTTTGTCTTTGTACAATAGTATTCTTCTAATACAATGTTTTCTATGCCATTTGTGCTTATGACCGGCTCTATTCTCCCTTGTTTAATTTCCGTAAATATTTCCTTGAAAGACATAGCCTTTTTTAAATTTACGGTTCTTAGATAAGGGAATATTCGGTCATACCATATTTTAGGCTTTTCTATTTCCGCACCGCACCTATCGCAAGTGTGCCATTCTTTGCTATGCTTCATCGTGAATTTCCTCCCAAACTCTGCAAAATTCCTTGAATGTTTTCTTGTCTATCAGTGAAGCTATTTCGTGCAAGTTTACAATGTTGATTTCTGCATCTTGCTCATATTGTACATCAGCAATAAGGTTTATATTAACCATTGGAAGGCTTCCGGCATAATGCTCTATTTTATATGAACTGCATAAGCACCGCCCGCCATCAACTGTAACTTTAGCGCACGCCCGGTTTTCTTCTATTGGTTCTGCTTTGAATCTATGTATATTACTCATTCTTCCACCAGCTTTCTACCACAGATAGGGCAATAAGCTATTTTCATTGCCATTTCAACATTCATATCTTTACTGCAACACACCGCAAAGGACGGACATTTATTCAAGTCGCATGTAATTACAGGTTTATTTGACAACTTATCAATCTTAAATTTGCCATAATGCGTTATGACAGGAAATTTTTCCTCGCAAAATTCACACATATTACACCTCAAATCCTCGTAAAAATGTCTAAATCATAGTTATCTCTGATATAGTCAACAACTTCTTGTAATTTGTCCTTTACAAATTCATCATTGGCAATATCCGGGTGTGTGTAAAACATGCAACTGTCCTTCTCCCCGTCTGCTTTATATTTACGATAGTTAAATGTCATTATAAACAATGGTATTCTTGTTAAGTTCTTTGTCTTGTGTCTTATCCAACAGTTAATAATTTTCTTAATCATCATTCTTCCCCCATAAATTATCCGGTAATTCCTCGCCGCCATAAATCTTGTTAGCGTATTTCTTAAATGTCGGTACGCTACAACCTGCTACTTTTGCTGCCTTTACCTGTGAAGCCTGTCCAGATATGTATAAGTTAATTGCTTCATAAAACTTATCTTTGTTTAGTGGGTGTACACCTGCTGCCATAATAATCACTCCTTACTTTGATTTTCAACTTGATGATTATATTTTCTTACATCACTACGCATTTTAGATGGCATATTCTTATAACCTGTATTTTGAAGTTCTGCTTTGAAAGCGTTAAAATCATCATCATTTTTAACAAATATACTGACATATTTATCAATCTGCGGTCTTGTCATAAGCACACCATTTTCAGCAAATACCTTTTTGATGTAGTTTGTATAATAACAATATCCTTTGACTTTTTCGTGGTATAATCCCCAAAAATAATCAGCATTTTCTTTTGTTTCAAACTTTGCCCTAATCTCATTGTTAGAAATGTGATTGTAACAATGTCTGCACAATGTAATTAAATTACTTTCTCTATCGTCACCGCACATTGAAGCTGTTCTTATATGTGCCATTACCAACGCCCGGTGTTCTCTGCTGTTCTTTCCGCAATATCTGCAAGTATAATTATCTCTTTCAAAAATCTTGGTCTGTAAATCTTTATATGAACTCATAATGAATACCTCCTACAATTCCTTACTTTCACACCAACTACTCTTACAAGCGTGATTCATAATGTTAATTAAAACCTTTTCAGAAGAAAAGTGAACTAAGCTGTAATCACATTGTGCTGAAAACTTTGTATTGAAATATTCATCAACTAACATCTTGTAGTCTGTATTATCGTCCATATCACTTATAGCCGCATAATAGGTATCTGTATATCCGTCACGCTCTATGTCGGTTTCTTTTGTTAAATTATCTACTACTCTTGATAAAACCTTATCTGTTAATGGGTAGTGATATTCTCCAGTACATTCTCCGTGTTTATCTAAAAAGTATTTAAAGAATGCTTCTACATTTTCTTTGAGCGTTTTATCATTAGTCCAATCATAAGCTATCTTGCCGGCTCTGTTTATCATTCTTTCTTCGGCAACTTCCCAATCACTTTGAGAGTATTCGCTTATCGGCTTAAACTCTTTCACTTTTTTATCTTTGGGTAAAAAAGAATTACATTGTTCTCTGTTAAGAGAATTACACTCTGTACTATTTGATTTGTAATCTTTGTTTAAGTAATCTATGTTAGTACTCTTTGGTATTGCTTCGTCACTAGCTTGTGTTTGATTTTTCATTGGCTCATTATTGATTACGCACTCGTGCGTAATGGTTTTTTCATTTTCTGGAATTTCAATTTTATAATCGCTTAATGGATAGCCATTCTTTTTAAGGTCTTTTGCAATATTTACAAGATTTACCCTATATTGTAATGTTCTATCCCACTTATATTTAGGGTTATTTCGTTTTGAGATATAACCCATATTCACCAAATCGCTGATATATCTTCTTATCTGGCTTGCAGATAAACCTAACATAACCTCATCAGCTAATTCCTCGGCGGTTTTATATATCCAACCATAGAAAAGCTCTCTTTCCTCTTCTCCATTGCTCTTTGCAATCTCATTTTCTTTCTTGATAAACTTATCGGCATCTGAAACTCTTTCAGACCAATAGATAAACTGATTAAGAATGATTGCTTTTCTATAATCGTTTGTTATTGATAATAAATCTTCTCTAATTACTGCTTTTTTAATTTTTATGTCTGTCATAAATTACCTCCTACGATAGATAACCCTACGATTTATATAAAAACAGTTGCCAGGAGTTCGTAGGTTACTCTTTTCGTGTTGCAATCACTAGGCAACTGATTTTACCAATATTATTCCGGCTTATTCATCTCAAAGAAATGCTTCTTGCATCTTGAATCATCGCTATCAAAGCTACAATCTGGTTTAAATCGTTTTTGGCATTCATCACAAGACCAAGATGTTACACCTTCAAGCTCTGAAACAGCACCGCAAAGCTCGTACAATTCATCATCTGTGCAATTCAGCACATAATCCGCAAGTTCCATTCTTATTTTTCCGATTGAACGATGCTTAATCAACTTTGCCATTTTATTTACCTCCACGAATGATAATTTCCACGATTTTAGATATAACAACAAACAAGCAGTCGTGGTCTGCTTTTCGGTAGCTAACCTAGTTTGCTGTTAATCTGACATATGGACTTGCACCATACTCACCACCCAGTTAAGGAATCGAACCTCACACCTCGAAGAACCGCATCTCCAAGGGTACACCGACTGTAATAGGAATTGAACCTATCTCACACTATGTTGTCAGAACCAAAACCCTATTCTAACTAGTATTAGTCTGCTACCAGCTTACGCACGCAGACTTGAAAAAGGATTTTAGCGCAGATAGCAGGAATCGGACCTGCATAACGATTTTACTCGTTAGAGAGATTAGCAATCTCTTGTGATACCATTACACCATATCTGCAAATACCGCCTATAACGGCTATCAAGAAACAAGAACAGAAACAATAAAATATTAGGGGTGTTTTGATAAGGAGTGCTTCTTGATAAGCTGATTTTCACATGGCTATGTATATACACGCCAAACCCTCTCAAGCGGTCTTGCACCGCTTTTAACTGAACAAAATCCAAAGAGGTATATGAAAGGAGGACTGTTCTGTGTAAAATGCAAAAACACAATAATGAACAGCCAAACGAATAAAAAGAAAAATAAACTACCCTTATGGGAATCGAACCCATATTACAGAAATCAAAATCCTGTGTATTAGCCATTATACTAAAGGGCAATAGTGGCTATTCCCAGTATGCATTCGCCACAAGTCGCAGTGTACTATCCTTTGCAACCATTATACTTTCATTGACTGACACGACTATTCTGACAATTCTATGTATTTGTCAATGTACCACTTAGCTTTTTTAATATCCTCTAAGCCATTCTTGTTATTATGTCTGTAAATGTACTTAAAGGCATTGCATAAGCAAAAGTTCTTAACGGCTTCCTTACCCTGTGTTTCCAACATAACATCTATACATTCAAAGCTGCCAGTCTCATAATGGCTCGGATGATTAACATTGTCGTTTACCGACTTTTCATTGACGCTAGGTGCAACATCTTTGAGTGGAGTAAAGTTATATCCCTTACCGCCGTTATTAATGCAGCTTTTACACGGTTCTACGCTAAATAGTAATGATTTGTTTATACAATTAACGCAAAATCCATTATTTTCAGCATTTCCCATTAAACATCACCCGCCTGTCTATGATTGGCTCTGTAAGTATCAAATCCCTCTGGATATCTTACTTTCAGCTTATCAATATTAATCTGCATAATTTCATCAAGATTAAACTCAAATGAATCGCACATTAAAGCCAAATACCAACATACATCGCTGATTTCACGCTTTAAATGTTCAGCATCTAACTGCTTTTCATGAAAAATCCATTTCTTAAGCATATCATTAAGCTCTCCAACTTCACCAGATAAACCTAGTGCAGCATTGATAACACCACCTAGCTCAATTCTTGGTGTATCTTCACCACGATTGCCTATCTTTAAATCATCAATCTTTTTCTCAAGCCTATCTGTAGACTTTTTATCGTTAGTACGCATAGCCATAGCCAAAGCTTGATACTTGTCGCCCTGCATTTCTAACCCCTTTTTACATTTAAAAAATTTTTGGAAATAGCCCGATTGAATAACCGGTATCTGATGTGTGTTTATAAAATCATTAGAATTAAATTAACTGTGTCTATTATACACCTATCTATAGAATTTGTACAGTAGATTTATTGATTATATTATGTGAGTTATTATCAAAGCTATATATTAATAAATATAATGGTTATTGTATATAGTTTAATAAATTATTATTGGTTGGTTATGTATATATAAATATATATAATAAGCCTTTTTATTTTTGAGAATATTTGAGCGACTTAGTTGGGGCGAAAATCTGAAAACTAATAACCCCCACGCCATGCGTTATACATTTTACACAATGAAATCAGCCAGAGCGGAGCCATTGCGCAATGAATAATTATCATGCAATCGCTGTCAATCCGCTTGTTTACTGGCTTTATCGTGTTTTTGTCGCTCAAATGTTCTATTTTATCACTTCGCTAAACTCAACTTTAGCGAAGTCATGTTATTGTAAGCCAAATGGCTGTAATCCGCTTGTTTACTGGCTTTGTGGGATTTCTTGTACATCTTGCACAATGTTTTCTTGTTGTGCAATTTGACGAACATTAGAGCCTTGAGCGTTTCTGGATGTGCCAAGCTGCGGAAGGTCTGCGGCTGTCTTAATGACTTTCGTGGTGCTTTCTCTGCTCACGCCTGGAAGATTCCAACCAAAGCGGCGATTCATTACAGCCAGCTGTCCGACTGGGTTCTTACCGGACCAGAGCCGTGCTTCCCCGCTAGATTCATAATCTTTTGACAATTTTTCCCACAAATCATAAGCCGATGTACTTAGTCTATCCGCCTTTGTTCGTTCATTAGCCCAATTATATATAACTACTTCATTTATACCAGTTAATTTACAATATCCTGATATAGTACATATTTTATTATACTTATAACACATATATATATAATAGTCTGCTATATAATTAAGATACTCATAATTATAACTATTACAATTACTGTTATTTATATTACTATATTGATTATTATAATTATTATTATTATATCCCTGTAATTTACCCTTTAATTTTAATCTATTAGTACCCTTAAAGGTATTATTATATACATAAATTAAGGCAGCATAAAAGAGAGATTGCGGAGCTTCTGCCATGTCCTCAATGTTTTCTTCCGCACAAAATCTTTTAAAATACATATCGATTTCATTTTCAAAAATCTCTTCGCTGTCTGCCGTTTCCTGTAGTTTCTCCATATATTCCCCTTTCTGCTGGAGCTTATCCAGCTAATTAATTATATACTAATAACATAAAAATAACCCAATAACTATTATATAATTATCGGGTGTGAATCTTATATATTTAATTATTAAAATAATATAGCATAAATATATTATAAAGTCAATTTTATTTTTGGGCTTGACATAATATAAAAAACTGTTTATTATGTTAAACATAAACAGTAACAAAAATGTATTGAAATATGCTATTTTGTATTTATAAACAATAACATTAGATGTATTGAAATATACGTTTTTGTATTTCTTAAATAGTAACGTGCGGCGTAGAAAAAAAGGGGAACGTTAAGCTCCCCTTTTTTTCATTCTATCTATCCGATTTTAGAACTCTTTTTTAATTATCTCCAGAGCTTTGTTATATGCCCAATCTAAGCTCTTATACTCGTTTTCTGTGGATATAACAACTTTATCCCCAGTATCAAGAACTTCACCGAAATAGTAATCGCATCCGCCGGACTTCTCCGCCTTTGTAGCTATTTTAAATGTATATCCGGCAAATTCTTTACCAGCGTTTCTTGTTTCTTCGACAGCAAATAAATAACTGTCATAATCTGCATATTTTCCCACATTTTCATTTGTGAAGAACTTTGCAAGGCTCTTCATATCTGTTTTATTAGGTTCTCCATTCTTGTTTCTTTTAACTGTTAAATATCTCATATCGTTCACCTTTTAACCTTTCTAATTATTTTCCTTTTCACATTCAAAGCCTAATAAAATATCGCTTGCCAGCTCTTCGCTTATTTCTTCTTCTGCGATTGGCTTTCTGTTCTCTGCTCCGATTATTTCGTCAAGGCTTGCGTCTATGTCTACAAGTGCCTTTCCTCTGTCAAATCCAAGTTTGACAACCTTGTTTAATAATTCAATTGTTTTCATCTTTTCCACCTTCCAGCCTTTTGGCTGTCCTTTCTTTTAATGTATCTTAAGTATATACCAATAGTGTTACATTGTCAACACCCTTTTTAGTGTTATTTAAAAATATTTTATTTTTTCGTCGTTGGTTGGTACTATCTCTAAAATGTCGTTTGGCTGGCATCTTAATATAATACATAATGTATTTAAAGTTTTTGTATTAATGTCACTCCTGTTTCTTAGATTCTGCATTGTGCTTTCACTTAATATCTTCTCTTTCCTCATTCTGTTAGCGGTGTAGCCACGCTGTGCCAGCTCTTTTAATACATCTATTTTATATGTAATCATTTACAAGCTCCTTTCTGTTTTGTTTTTACTATTATATATAAAATATTGCAGTTTTGCAACACTTAAAAACAAAATTTAAAAACATCTTAAAAGGTGTTGACATACACCTTAAAAGGTGTTAGTATTAGGTTACAAATAAAAAAGGCGGTCACTCCTACCAAGAACGAACCGCCACCAATCAAAAAGAAAGGTAAGCCGATTATATCACAATCGGCGAAAAGGTACAAGAATTATGAGAAAATTAACAATTGCAGAAAAGAGAGAAAAAGAGTTGAGAATGGCAACGGAGACTTATAACATCAAATATGAAATTGCAAAACATTTAATGAACCGCTTTTACAGATTGAACGCAGACCTTGACAGGCTTTCATATTTAGAAAACGATGAAAAAACTTGCAACAGAAGAAGCACAAAAGAACTTTCCGAAAGCTGTGACAGGAGAATTTATAAATTAAGCAAAGACTTAGAGCCATACGGATTAGCACTTGATAGCTTTAGCCATTTGATGACTATAGTTGTTAAAGGAACCACCCAAACCGCTATAGATAGCTTTTATTATGATTAAGTCGAAACGCTCCACCTTGGTTACACTTCCACAATTAAAAGCGTAGAGCCAACAAAGAGCGGAAAAAGCGTTAAATGCGTTATTATTTCCGACGAAAGCGGAAACGAACACGCTAGAACAATGCGAGCTGATAGGCTTGTAGGAGTTAAAGAGGAAGAGCCAAAAAGCCCTATTGATAAAGCACTAGCAAACAGAGCTAAAACATACAGCGGTATTTATAGCGATGTCGGCACAGCATTAGACACTTTTAGTACTTCGGAGCTTGCAGAATATTATATACAACGCTTCGGCGATAGTGCATTACGATATTTTATTGAGCAGGGAATAATTGCGGCAGAAATTAGCAAAGAAAAAGAAGCAATATAATAGCAAGGTTGGCACTTCCGGGGTTCGATTCCCCGGCTTGCTTTTACCCACAAGGGAATAAATAAAGAAAGGTAAAAAATTATGAACAGATTAGAAGAAGCAAAAAAGGCATTTTTAGAAGTTAGACGCATTTTGACAGAAAAACACGAAGATTTTGCACTTGCGAAGGCATACAAGAAGCCTTGGAAATGGTACAGGGAACACACAACACAAGAAGCTATTGAGATTTTAAGAGCAGAAGTAAAAGCAAATTAACCGCCGCAGAGGATGCCAGCCGGACCGATGCCGGCGGCGGTTTTTCCTGTAAGGGATAATATTAAGAATATGGAGGTCTGCGATATGACAATATACGAAAAATTAAACACTTTAACAGCTGGAGAAATCCGCGGAAATTTAGAAAAATTTATATTTATCTATGGAAAAAAGGTGGCTAAAATCTTGGAGCTTGAAAAAATAGCAGATTTTTCTTTCTGGGATAATGGGCGAAGCGTAATTATATACGCAGGTCTGCAAGCTGTTTTTGATTGTAACTATGATATTTTTTATGGCTTAAAAAGACTTACAACTTGTTATAATAAAAGTGGTCTATTTTATGAATTTAACAATTAATAACTTGATTAAGGGCGTACAATCTGCGCCCTTTTTGCTTGCTGTGGGTTCTGGTTGGTTCGATTCCAGCTGCAAGCATTCCCATATTAATAATAATATGGTATAATATTATAATATTTGAAAGGTGGCATTTTATGTATTTTTTAAGATTTGGCGAAATCCCCAAAAATGAAAAATCTATCAATTTTCTAAAAATGACAAACGACCAGAACGACAACTTTACATATGCATTTGATGTATATGGATACAACGAAGCGTTGGAATGTGTGCCAGAATGCGCATATGAAAAAGGCGTTTCTTGCTTTGGTTTTAAAAACAATGTACCAGTTCTTGATTCTATTGAGCTTTTACGCTCTTTTTGTGCTAGAATAAAAGATAAATGTTATATTATCGAAGCTAAGCAGATAAGCACAGGTAACGACGGTGAACCGCTTGTTAAAAATGTGCAGATTGTGGAAGAATGGCAAACAACGGAGAAAGAACGCGCACAGCTTGCACACAATATATTATGTGCCATGTTTAGCAATGTTAAAAAGCTGCCGGAAGATGATTGCACGAATTATATATTGTACAGCTTCACAGACTGGAAGACAAACAAGAAAAGCTATGTTTTTAACAGCTTCGAATATTATAATTGAAAGCGTTTTAAGGCTGTTTTGTTTCGTAGGCTTATAAGTCTACATCGGCGCAACGAAACCGCCGTACAGAGCAAATCACAAAGTCACAAAGTCAAAACAAGCACGAACTGCAACCGGTCAAGTCTATATATAGTGCTTTACCATGCTAAAGTTTTTCATCAATTTTCAAGGGCAAATCTGAACAAAATTGAGGTCGAATTTTGGGAAAAGTTTTTCACGGATTTTTGAATACAAAATTGCATATGACGGGGGTATTTGAAACGGCGCATTTAAAATTTTTAAAAAATTTTTTCAATTTTTTAAGTAGGATTTGAACGAAATTCGAAACGGATTTTGAAAATTGTCAAAATCGAAATTGCGAATATAAAATGCCATACCTGGGGGCGTATCGAATGCGTTACCTCGAAATTTTTTGGCAACATTTTTCTGTATAAATCAATGCCTTACTTGAATACCGGCATTGACTAAGCTCATATATCAATAATTCCTTAGTCATAGTCGGATTAGTCCTTTGAATTATTTCCAACAACTTATCAATCGTCATATTGCTATCCTCCTAACTGCTCCTAAAACCATATCAACAATGTCAAATACTTCATCGCCATAAGTTGCCACAAAATCACACAATATTTCTTCCTGCTCAATCGGCAAATACACATCATAGGACATACAGATTGCGTGGCATACTTCGTGTATAAGCACTTTGCGTTGCATGAATCCACGCAAGGCATTTGACAGATAAATTGTGTGTGTATTTCTATCAGTTACACCTAAGCTGATTGTGCCGTCTGACCGCTTTAATTCACCCGAATTTGAATTTTTATATTGCACTTGCCACATTGTGCCATTAATGCTAAAAATCATCTGTATGCTCCTTTCTGAATAAAACAGGCTATGAATATTGCTACTCATAGCCCTTAAAATCATATCTTAGATACAAGAGTGCTTAACTTTGTTCTAAGCAAGTTCTTCTCTTCTGCCGACATATCAGCCACCATACCTGTAATATCGCTTGCAAGTTCCTTAGTATAGCTGTCAAGTGACTTCATCTTGTGCTCCTTATCTTCTGGCGTGTTATTCTTGTGCATTTCCTTAGTTTCTGTATAATTTCTCTTTGCTCTGTCATAGCCGCTTTCGTTCATTGGCTCTGTATAGTACATCTTGCCATAATCCCTATCCATATCCCTCATATGCTCTGCTTCTGGGTACATGTGCATATAAGGCGGTTCTTCATATCCTCTGCGGTATGTTCCTTTGCCTTTTGGGGCAAATCTGCCATTTGCATAGCGGTAGTGGTCGTAGTATCTTCTGTCTGGATAATCTTCGTACTGTTCAAGCATACGCATAATGTCTTCGTTATCTTCTGACTTTTCCATAGCTTCAACAATTCTGTAATCTTTGTCAAAACAAGCTATGTTCTTCGCTATTTCTGTAAAGTCCTTTAAATCGTCAAGGTTTTGTCCTTCAAAATTGTCAATTCCAATTCCGTCAACTTTAGCCTTGACACATTCCATAATCTGTTTAGCCCATTTATGCATAATATCAAGCCTCCCTTACTGCAATCAAATTACTGTTCTGTACTTCAATAGCCTGTGCTGATGTATTCTGCACCGCTACAGTACTGCAACAGCCACAAGGTACATCAACATATGCCTGTGCTGATACATTAAATAAATTTTCAACTGCGGCTGGTGTAACAATCATTCGTGTTGACTGTAAAGGCTCTCCATCTACTGCAATGGCAAGTGAAATAGCTCCAACTGTACCGCCTGTCGGGATCTGAATGTTTCCACTATAAGATACTAAAAATCTAGCCTTGCACTGATTTGTAATACCTCTTAACTTGATAATTCCGCTTCCTTGTCTGTGGACTATACATTTAGTTCCGCATACTGGTGTTTCTGTAAATGCCACATCTTCTCCGGCGGCAACTGTTTGTAATGCAATTCCTGTTATTTCCATTATCTTTACCTCTCTTTCATAAAAATAAGGGCAGACATTATAGTCTGCCCTTTGTGTTTGCAAGTAATACTGCATAGCAGACATAATCGAGTTAAACTCAATCAAGATACTCAATTATTTAGTTTTAGCAGCCACAGCCTGTATTGCAACCACAGCCATAAGCATAAGCATTAGGATTAGGCACAACATAAGCTGGAATAGCTGCAGGATTTACAGCATTTATAATCTGATTTGTCTGTGCTGACATTGCAGTAGTCAGAAGTGCATTCTGTCTATCCTGCGATGCGGCTCTGCGTAAATCGTTGTTCTCTGCTGTAAGTGTTGCTATCTTATCATTTGTTAAGAAATCAAGGATAGCTCTTGTTCCTGCCTGCTGGCTGTCAATAATATCTCTTGTATTATTGTTCATTGTATTCTGCAAAGCGCAAGTGTTAGTTGCCATGTTGTAGTTTACACCCTGAATGGCTTCCCTTGTCTCGCAGCAACAGTTAGCAAGCTGCGCCTGTAAAGCGTTGGTATTCTGCATATTAGCGACTGTATCAGCGTTAATAGCCTGCTGAATGCCATAGCCGGTCTGCATGATATTTGTGTTAATACCATTAAAGCCGGTAAGCATACTGTTGTTCATAGCATAGAAGCCATCACAAAGTCCGTTGGAAATGCCATCTAACTTGCTGATAACTGCGGAATTATCAAATCCTCTCTGAATATCAGCCTGTGTAGCCGCTGTCGCAACATAGCCACCGCCATTGTTGCCACCAAAACCGCCAAATCCACCATTACCCCATCCAAAGAGCAAAGCAAATACGACAATTATCCAAAGCCATCCGCCGTCAGCCCATCCGCCGTTATTGCCGTTGCCGTCAATGTTTGCGACTAATGGTACGCTGGCACAATTTGAGTTTGAAAACATATTGTTACCTCCTAAAAATATATTCATAAAGATGTCACCTAGGTAGTTTGCAAAGACATCTAATATGCTACTAATTACCAAATCTGCTTTTTATCTGATTAAATACATCATCTGCATTTAACCCTTTTTCCTTGCATAAATTCCTAGCCATCTGTTCTATGCCTTGCATATTGCCCTGTTGTGCCATCTGCATAGTGTTCTTCAGCATAGGATTACTCATCATCTGATTATTTCCCATCATCTGCTGTATGAACTGTTGCGGACCAGCTTTCATCATCCGAAAAATGTTAATTGGGTTCATTCTTCATCACCGCCTTTACTTTGAGTTCTTGAAGTTTTTCTTTGCGTTCCTAAAGATTTATCAAATCTATCTTCCAACTGTCCTATTTTCTCTGATAACTCTTCAAACTTATTCAGAAATAGCTGTGTGCTTTCGTCTGACAGGGTAAATTTAGCGTTTTCTGCATTAGCCATAGAATTTACTGTCTGATTATCTTTAGGGTCTGTATAAGGCTTATACACAATCGTTCTAATTGTTCCGTCGGCATTCCAACCCTTGACATAAATCTCCGACATATCCTGTTTCGGGAAAAAAGCCATACTGCCATCCATAGGTACTTCATTAGCGTTAATATTTTCAACTGCCTGTACTATTCTTCCATTAATGCCTGCTATCTGCTGCGGCATAGGTTGTTGATTTGCTAAGGACATTTGTGTCCCTGCCACTGGCTGTTGTAAACTCTGCTGATAACTTTGCAAAAAGTTCATTCTATCCGCATATGGATTCTGCATAGGCATATAATTATTATTCATCATAGGTGTTGTCTGATAAGGATTGTTTATCATCTTCTACCTCCTCCAAGACTTCTTCAATTGCGTGGATAACAAGAGATAATGTTACTAAGTCAAGTTTCTGCAATTCTTCTTTGCACAAGATTTTTTCTCTAACTTCGTCTGAAAACATGCACATTACCTCTCTTTCTGACTTAATTTTTACACAAAAAAAGACGGATTAACCGTCATGTTTCCGACAGTTATCCGCCAAAAATAAGCAAAAAAATAACGCCATTACGGCGTTTGCTAAACTTCTATGATTACTTTCTTGATTACCTCTTTATTTTCCTGCAAAAAGACGATGTTCAAAAAATCTCCTTTCATTCAGTGTTTATGCGGGTTTGCAGTGTTTCTTCTCCTTGAAAAAATAGCAGGGGATGAGAGAATCGAACTGCATTGACTGCTCCCTTATTCCGCTCTATTACTGGGTTTCTGGCTTTGTGCCTTGATTACTTTGATTACTTTGTAATCAAAATCCTAATAATTGATAGCATTATTAACTTGCTCAATCTTAGTTCTATCAGTCTTATTACTGTAAATGTAATATTTTCTTGTTGTCTCAATGCTTGTATGCCCCATCATTTCTGTTATAACAGTGTCGCTCACGCAATTATCATACAATGCAACACTGTATGCCCGGCGGACTTTGTGCGTGGAACGATAATTAATGTCTAGTGCCCTGCATATCTTATGCAACTTTCTGTTAAATGCTTGTTCTTTTATACGTTCTCCCTTTTCTTCAAACATATAAGTTCCAAAAGGATTTAATCTGCGAATTGCCTTAACAGTATTTACAGCTTTATCTGGAATAATTATATCTCTTAATCCTGCGTCAGATTTAGGATAGTCGCTTACTATCTTAGCCCATTTCCCATTTTCATCTCTGACCTTAATTTCTGTTCTTTGTATAGAAATATAATGCTTAATAGTTCCATCTTTCAGTACAGTGTTGTGAATATCAGAAAACTTAAGTGATGATAACTCGCCAGCTCTCATTCCACACTCAAACATAAGTAATAATCCCAGGCTCCTTATATCATATCGTTGCCATAGATATTCTGTGATTCTTGGAATTTCATCCTCAAAATACACCTGTTCGTCTTTCTTTTTCACATTTTTAGTAAAAGCTCTGCGTGATAAATCCAAGTCTCCCATAAATTGTGTGATACTTAGATTAGTATACCCCTTTTTCTTGGCATATTTAAAAATGCCATTAATAAGGATTCGCATATCAGAATATGCCTTATGTGTAAGCTTACATTCGGCAATAACAGTCTTAATAAAGCATTCTAAGTCATCTTCTGTAATGTACTTGATTTTCTTATCTGCCATGTGATATGCTTCATTAGTGAAAAATCTGGCAAAGTTATCATTATACTTATCATATGATTGCTTCTTAATTTCATGATATTCAAGTTTTTGGTCTACCCATTCCTTGAATACAGTCTTAACTAAAGGTTCATTAGCAAGTTTCTTGTAGTGTTCCACAATTCCATCTTCAAGAGACTCTTGCGTTGAACGCTTTAGCAGCTTTCTGCCGCTTGATGTGCTTTCGTCTGGCAAGTATGTATACCACTTCTTATCCTTTCCTTGCCAGATTTCATTATTGTGTGCTTTTAAATATTTTTTCCTTTCGTTCATTTCAATTTGTTTTTGAACATCGTCACGAGAGATAATACCATTCTCTAGTACATAATTCAACAATTCCTTGTCTGTTAGTTCCACTCATTTACCACCCTCTCAATCTTATTCTTAATATTCCTCACCCGTCTTTCTAACGTTCTTGTAGACATTGACAATCTGTGCGCTATCTCCTTTTGTGCAAAATTCCGAGAAAGAAGCATAAATATTCTCACTTCTTCCTCGGTAAAATTGGCATTTTCAATTATTTTTTCAAGTTCTGGCTTTGTAAAATCTGAAAATTTCATAAAGCCATACTCCTTAATATTTAATTTTGATTTTCGTTTCTTCTTCCAACTGTTCAATAAGCTCTTTTGGATCTATAAGCCCTGCATTGAAATCTTCGTTAAATTTATTGATTTCGTCAATAAGCCGCTCCAATCGCTTATTACCGAATCCAAATTTATCGTGCAACACCCATAACAGAATCGTTAAGGCATTACCAAACATTTCTTTATTTTCTTTATTCTTCTGCCTGCTTAATTGAACTCTCATCATTTGTTCTTGAAATCTTCGTTGTTCTGGCTTGCTCATTTTTTATCCTCGCTTCCTTGCTTTTCTTTACATAAACTAAAGACTTAATGTAATGCTCTTTGCATAATTTTGAATGATTATAAACCGGCTCACCGCAAAACCAGCATCTGCCATTGGCAACCCATTCTCTTTTTAGCTCAACCTTACAATCTTTTTGCTTATTGCGTTTTGCATTTCTTGCTTTAATACGGCATTTTGTACAAGTTTTATATTTACTATCTGCCTTAACTTTGCCACATTTCACGCATAACCCTTTTTCAGCTCGTCTTGTTCTGATTTTCTTCTGTTCAAGCCTATCTCTTGCCTCGAACTCTTCGGGATTAGCATTATACCTAGCAATCCTCTGAGAATATCTTTTTGCAGAACATTCAGGACAAACCCTTTCGTCCCCCATAAGGTTATTATGCCGACATTCAGGGCATATGCCATTATCTTGATACCAGTGTGCAAGTTCTTTTCTGTTTGCATTAATTCTTTCTCGGCAATCTCTGCATTTAAGTTTTTCTCCATTAAGTGGCTTACCACATTCAACGCATAATCCTGCCTCTTTCCGCTTATAGTACATTCTCATCTGTGGACTAATTGGCGTTGTTTCCACTAAAATCAACCTCTCATTCTGTTAATTCTATCTTGTATATCTTGAGGTGCTTCAATATAGTTCTCTGCGTTTATGTTCTGACCAGTAAGGGCATTTTCTTTAGTTGGTAGTGTATTTATATCTCTTTGGAATTTTTGCTCGATTTGAGCCTTATACGAATTTGCATTCGTCTTTTCGATAAGCGATTTGATATTGTCCGGCATACGATTTATTTCATTCGCACGCTTAACAACTACTTCATAAGTTCTTAGAAAATTTGATTGTATTACTGTTTCTATTGTCTGATAGTCTGCTGTCGCCCAGTTTTTGAGGTTGTCTGGCATACCAACCGCTTGTCTGACAAGTGGCGGTAGTTTATTAAATTCTTCAACTGCCCCATAAGTACCATTCCTTAAAGCCTTGCTAACCAACCCCCAAGCTGCCATTCCGTCAAGCTCCTGCGGCTGTGATATAGTCTGTATCTTGCCTATTAACTGTCCTATACTTGGGGCAAATCCGCTTATATCAGAGTTGATGTATGCTTTAAGTGCGACTGACACTTGTTCATAACTGTAATTTTCCAACATCATATTCCACACATCTACTGTCTCTGATAGGTTGTTAGGCTTGTAGTTTGGGTAGCAATCACACATAATGCGGATAATTTTAACTGTTTCTTCTCTTGTCATTGCTGCTCCCTTTTAATTGATTCGATATAGCGTCTAACTTGTCACATATAATAGCACTATTAATTGCAATTGTTTTTAAGAGCGATTCAACCTTTCCGTTGTACGGATAATCACTTCTAAAATTTATTTTGTTAAGCGTATCATCTACTCTACTCATTCTTGCCACCTGCCTTTACAATATCAATTGCAACATCAATAGCCCTAACATATCCTTTCACTTCATCAAACTGACAGATATTTTCTTTTGCGCACCTTTGCTTTTCTTTATTTGCTAATTTTAATTCTTTTCTCAATCTCTTCACAGCCTTGTCTACATCGTAGGCGGTCGGCTGCGCATCCGCAAAATCAAGAATTGCTTTCATCTGGCTTTTGTTGTACTTTTGCCCTTCAAAATTCAGATTGTCTGCATCAATCAATCTCATTCTTTACGCTCCTTTACACTTTACTCCAATCAATGCCATTCCCAAATCCCTGCCCATCTTGCTTGCTGTCACTTTTCAACTCAAACAGTCCTTGCCAGCAATGGTCTACTGATTGATTAAGAATTTTAATAGCCAAGTCATTATCTCCACCAGACAACTTTTCAAGAGTATTCATAGCCCTATGCAATGCCTTGTCGGTGTATATAGGCTTCTTAATTCTCTTACGCATTGTCAGATATTCGTTGAATGCTTCATCAAGCAATTCATCATTGGGATAATAGCTTTTCTTTTTGGATATTACGTTAGTAATATCTTTTTCTATATTCTTGTCTTTTTTAATTTCTTCCGTTCTTTCATTCTTACTTTCTTTTAATATAGAGTTTGTTAATAGAATGTTATCTGTTTGTTGATTGTTTGTTAAGTTGCTTGTTATTTGTTTGTTATCTTGCTTGTTATCCGTTTGATACAAATTGTAGTTAACCACAGTAAATATCGTGAATTTGTTTGTTGATTTGCTTGTTATTTCGCCTGTTAATTGTAAGTGTTTTAGCGAGGTACGAATTTCCATTACAGACAAATTAGTTTCTTTTGATAATTCAGATATCGAAGAGGGGAAAGACCCTCTTTCAATTATCTTGCCTTTATAATTTCCGTCTTTCCAATAGGCACTTATCAACATATACATAAAAAGTCTGAATGTATTAATATCGCTCCACCATTCCCACTTTAAAATCTTTCTGTCAATTTTAATAAAATTGCCTGCCATAATTACCTCTTCAAGTTCTGTCACATTGTTACTTTACTAAATCGTTGATATTAACTCTGAATCCGTCAAACTCCTTGCCTTTGCTTCTGCTGTAAGTGGCTGTATCAAAGAACATCAAGTTACCCTCTCTATCCGTTGCCATACTCACACAATTTCTTGTAAGACTGCCTTTTAGCAAGTCAAGGACTATTTGTATTTCCTGTTTTGTATCATCTGTCATAGTTAATCTCCTTGCTTGATATTCAAATTCTTAAACATAGCACACATAACATCTACAACTATACTGTTTCCAAACTGCTTGTATAGTTGCGTGTTACTGTTTACTGCTGCCATTTTGGATATGTCCTCGTCTGATACTCCCATAAGCCTGCCACATTCTCTCGGTGTTAGCTTTCTGATACGATATTGTGTAGCAATATGGTTATTTGCATATCCGTGTGTACCAGCTACAAGATTAGCAGATATGCCATTATCAGAAATAACTGTACCGCATTGAGAACCATTGCTTGATATTTGACCGACTTTTTGGATATTATTTTCAAGCAATAAATTATCTTTCTGTACACTTGTTAAGCAATTACTTGTACCTTGCATATTTACTTCTAATCTCTGCTCTGTTGGGTTCCCCACAGTTCTATCTGACGGATTATCAGGATTTCTGCCACGCATAGCAACTATTTGACTTTCAAGAATTTTCGGCTCTTGATTGCCACCTTGCATTGTACTCAATGTCGGACTGCACCCCCCTACATCATAAATTCTGCCAGTTTGAGGATTACTGAAATTCTTTTCCTCTGCTATGTTACCTATTTGTATTACCTCCATAACACTTCTCGGCTCCTTATATTCTCTTGCGGTAATTGAGGGCATTATGTCCGTGTATGTTCTCCACTTGCCATTTTCAAGACCTCTTTGACTACCGTCTAAGATTATTTGTTCCATAAGTACAACTCCTAAATCGTGTTTTTCAGCTTTTACACACCGGGAAATACCCCCGATAATGCCTTTTTGAAATCTGTCTGAAACTTCTGTATATATGCTTCCTAATACTTCCATTCAATTACTCCATTCATAGATTGATTCCCAAAACCTTTATAATCCCTCGCCATAAGAGTTGTTGCAATATCAATTTGCTTTTCAATCTGCGTTGCTTGATTGCTTAACAACAAGGTTTCCGTCTGACCGCAAGTTTGATATTCCGCAGTCGTATCTTGCTTTGATACAGTTTGCAACTTCTCTCTGTTGTGACTTATTGATTGTTCCGTCAATGCAAGTCTGTCTGTCTGTCTGTCTGTCTGTCTGTCTGTCTGTCTGTTGAGATTATGTTGTGGTAATGTGCCGTTGTCAATAAGCTGTTTTATCAGCTTGTCAGCCTTTTCATTGTTGATGTAATACTTTTCATCTACATTATCCTCGAGATAGTCTTTCAACTTCTTTTTGAGTGGTATAGGCTGTGGAAAATCATATGAGTAATTGCCAAGGAACGAAAACATAAAGCATCTGTTTCTGTTCTGCGCCACTCCATAATTTTTAGCATTCAAGTCTTGCCAATAATTTGTGTACCCTAAACTCTCCAAGAATCCCAACCACTTCTCAAAAACATTGATGTTTTTCTTGCTGTGTACTTGCGGTACATTCTCCATAAACAGTATTTGTGGCAGTTCTCCATTGCCATCTCTGATTTCGGTTAAAATCCTCTCAACTTCCCATAACAGACCGCTTCTTGTTCCACTACCTTTACTCATTCCCATTTGCTTTCCGGCGACAGACAGGTCTGTGCAAGGAAATGAGTAAGTCATCATATAGCAATACTTGTCTGCATCAACAATATTTAAGTCATCAGCGTGTACCTTTGTTATATCCATAGTTGGAAAGTTCGTTCCGTGTACTGCGTTATAACTTGCTATGGCATACTTATCAAACTCTACAACTCTGTAATGTTCAAATTTTGCACCTATCCGCTTTAGTGCCATTACTTGACTTCCGTAGCCTGCGAACAACTCTATCAATCGGATAGGCTTTGTGATGCTGATAGGCTCTCTCATATAGTCAAATATGCTCATTTGATTATCACAAGAATAATTGTCAAAATTCATACTTTTTCTACCAAAAGGAAACCTCGGTTTTATGTGCGCACAACCTATTCCTTTCTTAGATTTTTCTTAGTTTTTCAAAACTTCTTTCATTGCATTAGCCATATCACAGATGCCCTTGATATAGTTAAATGTACCTATTATATATCTGTCTGAATTTTCTTCATCAACAACACTTGTTGTGGCAACGGCAAAGTTGATTAGCCTTAATGCATTGTGATTTATTGTGTTTTCGTCAATCTTCATTCTCAAACTCCCTTTCTCTCAAAGCTCTCACAAGTGACATCAAGTAAGCAACCACACCGCTCAACTTCTGTTACTCCCCAATATGTCTTGTATCTGTAAGAGTTTGTGCAATTAAAGCAGAAGTCACTTCCACTATTCATTTTGCAACTTGTCTTTTTATCCTCTAGCTTTTTTCCAAGGCTTTCATTTGTTCTTTTGAGTTCCTTGACCTTTTTCTGCAATTCCTCAAAATCATCAATGAGTTTATTGTATTTCTTCTTACTTAAAATCTTCATTCTGAATCACTCCTTTATTATTCTCCTGCAATGAGTAGCACCGATTTTTGATTTTCCGACATACTCATAGCAATCTACGCACTTCCATTTGCCACTCTTTTTCGGTGTATCTGAACATCCATAGTATTTATGATTTTCGTTCGGATAATCACACCAACAACTGCAATCATAATTAGTTTGCATTTAAACCACCACACTTCAACTGTTCTGCTATTTCGTCAATCTTTTCTTCTTCTAAGATTGTGAAAGCATATTCTTCCTTGATAGCTTTTATAGTGTCATCAACAGCCTTGTTATAGCCCAACTTAAACATATTTACATCTTCGATAGTCAGATTTTCAAATGAATCAACCATTGTCTTAGCGACTACGTTCACGAGCTTCTTGACATAATCCTTAACTTCAATATCAGTAGTTTCAATCTTCATCATTGTCACCCACTTTCTTAAAAGGAACACCTCTTAAATGCTCGTCAAGGTCTAATTCTGTTCCGTCAATATTTCCATTCAGTTTGTTTTGACAGTGGCAGAGTAGTGCTTCAAGGTCGCAAATTCTTCCTGCTCTATATTCATCTCTTATAAAGTCAAGAACTCTGTTCACACTTTCTATTCTGTATATTGCCATGAGTTCTGCGTAATTATTAAAGTGTTTATTGGCAAGTTCTCTATATTCTTCGCCCTTTTTATACTCATCATTCGCTTTAGATAAATATTCTTCTACACTTGTCATTCACTCTCACCCACTTTCAATAAATCCATAAACTTCTCATACTGCTTCTGTGACACCTTGTTATTAGCCTTATCCGCTCTGATTTCGATTTTAAGGTGCTTTTCTGCTATATTGGATAATTCCCTTGCAAGGTTCTTTCTGCCTTGTTGTATGCCCTGTAAATAGCCTTTAGGTGCTTTTCTTTCGCCTATCGAACCACTATCACGATTTCCGCCCTGTCCGCCAATGCTGACATTCCTAAGCTGATAACCATTATCGGCATACAGTTTGATGTAATACTTCTCTTTTTCGTCAAGCTGGCTCTCGGGAAAATTTATAAATTCAACTCGCCAACCATACGGATTATCCTCTGAATACAGCTTATGCTTGCGTAAGCTAAGGTCAATATGCTGTTCGTAGCCTACAAGGTGGCTCGCCAATCTGCTAAGTGTATGTACTGCCTGTCCGATATACGCAAACTTGAATCCGTTTTCATCTTCTCGGAACAGGAAATATATCCCGCTTTTGTCATTCAGTTTTGGGTTCAGCTTCAATAGTCGCTTTTTATTTTCCTGTTCTATTGCCTTGGCTCTCGCTATGTTCTGATAATTCAACTGTTATCACCTGCCTTTAACTTTAGCTGCCTTGCCATCTCGTCAATCTCTTCCTCTTCTAAAATAGTAAAAGCATGTAACTTCTTTATGGCTTCTACGGTATCATCAACAGCTTCGTTATAGCCAACTGCATATCCGTGGTTATATCCTGCCTGCCTATTTTCTTCCAACATTCTTTCTGAAATATTAGGCAATATTCTATGTTCTTTTTCTGTCACTTTTTATCACGCTCCTTTTAATTAAATGGTAATCCCTCGTCAGCCACACCATCTGGAATTGACATAAAGCTGTCTGAACTAGCATTACCGCCCATAATTCCATTGTTATTATTGTTCTGTTGATTAGCACGGCTTTCGCAAAATTCGTGTCTTTCAACAACACAATCATTAGTGTAGACTTTCTGTCCGTCTTTGTTGGTATAGTTGCCTGTCTGCCATCTGCCCTCAACAATAATCTTAGTTCCCTGGTGCAAATATTTCTCTGCAAACTCTCCATTCTTGCCAAATGCAATACAATTAATAAAGTCTGCTGCCTGTTCGCCCTCTTTCTTAAAAGCTCTGTCAACAGCTAATGTGTATCTTGCTACTGCCATACTTCCGTTTACTGTCTGCGAATATCTAATCTCTGGCTCTCTAACAACTCTTCCACATAAAATTACACGGTTCATTACTTTTCCTCACTTTCTTCTGACCAGTCTAATTTCTGACCGCAATTATCACAATATTCCTGCTTATCAGCTAATCCATTACCATTACAACAAGGACATAAAGCAAACTCCTTATCTTCTGTAAAATCGGGTTTCTTAGGTATCTGCTTTTCAAGTGCCTTGTCTGCTAATTCAAAAGCGTCTCGAATGGCATTATCCTTAAAGTTTTTTGATATTTGATAACCATAAGTATTGTAAATATGTTGTAGTAGCACTCTAGCATCTGTATTTTCCATATTTATCTCCTATTCTGCTTCTGATTGAAGCCACTCCATACAACTAGCTTCTCCCTCGTATTCTTCACCGAATGTGTTTTTAAATCCGACAAGAAATTCCGCTAACTCTTCATCTGACATATTCCTTATTCTGCCAGCGTTAGTCATTCTGTTATCGCATCTGCAACAAGGCTCATTATCTCTTGGATTGCTGTTATGCTTGCAGTTACAAGAAACCTTTTCTTCACTATCATTAAATGCCTTTAAAAACATTTTAGCAATTTCCTTCTCGTATCTGCCACACATACCTTTGCAATCAATATCCGCAATAACCCTTGAAAAGAAATCTTTAAATTTGTCAACAATATAGTCTCCTGTGAAATCGTTAGGTATGTCAATTACTACTTTCATTTTCTCCACCTCTCAATTCTTCAAAATAGAATTTCACATCGTTCGACACATGTTTCACGATTCCAAACCGCTCCGCCACTTGATAAGGTATGCTGTCACGCATAAGCCTTTTATATATTTCTGAAAGATACTTTCTAAATCCCTCGACATCTAAAGTGGCTTTATAGTGATTGCAGCTCCTACAAGCTGGCATGTAATTTGAAATGTCGTCTGCTCCACCTATCCTAAGTGGTGTTGCATGGTCTACCTGCATATCTTTGTAATCTATTTCTGTGCCACAATAAGCACAATGTCCGTTATACATGAGATATACAGATGTTCTTATACTTTTAGATATTGATTTTCTCTTATTCATCGTTACCTCTCAATTCTTTCAGTTTTGCTTCGGCTTCGGATTTTGTGAGAAATACTGTCTTGCCAATCATTGACAATAAGATTGTAAAATTTTTCTCACACTCTATGTAATCGCTTTCTGGTCCGGTCTCATCGTCAATCCATTCATGTAACCATTTTGCCTTAACAGCAATCTTCATCCAGTTTCTTTTTGCAAAGCGGAACGAAACAACTCGTGCCGGAAAATATAATGGAATCTTATTATCAATGTCCTCGTAACACTCCATATCCTCTATTGGGAGTATTGTGTTATCTACATAAACTGTATCTCCCACCTTACAAGGCAATTTCAAAAGTCTGCCCTGCTCTTCTGAGTCCTCATAGTCAGCCAGTTTTTTCAAAATTGTAGCTATCTTTTCTCCTTGGGTTGTCTTTGATAAACATAACTCACTGGATATGTCGTAAAGTTTCACTCCGTCTTCGATTGTAACTTCTGTTAATCTCTCCATTACTGCTCCTTTCTGACTTTAATTATTTTTCTTGTTTCTCATATTCTTCCATAGTTGGTCTTTTTCCATCTAAATCATCCCAACTATAAAGCTTGTGATTTTCGTCCTGCCATTGACTTTTGTAGCAATTTCTACAACTACACCTGCCACTTAACCAACGCATTTCTCCGTAATACTCTGGCTTTCCACAATGCTTGCAAATTACAATTTTATCCACATTCTTCTCCTTTCTAAAACGGACACGCATTTTTACTTTGCATTTCATTAAGCATATCTTCCATTTCTTTAATAAATCCATCAAAGCAATGCTTTATAAATTTTTCTTCTTCCGAAGTGTACGATTTTCTTAAACCACAATACCCAAAATCTTCATACTGGCATTTATAGCAGTAATCAACGTGAAGTATCTTTGTTGCCTGCGAATACAATTTCCACATTTCTTCGAAATTATTTCTACGCTTTGATTTCTTGGCTTTAGAGATGTAATGCCTTAATGCGTTTTGTTCTGTCATATATTTTTCGCCTGTAATCAAGTTTGTATATCTACTCAAAACGGACATTCATCTCCTTTCCTTAATCATCTTTCAAAATACTCATATCGTAGCCACTTTCAATAAATTTCAATGTCTTTTTGTGATTGCAAGCATTGCCTAAGTATGTATAAATCTTCTCCATATCTTTCTCCGAAAAATCTGTACCAAGGTAATCATTTACTCCTGCAAGGATAAAACTGTGAAATTCATCATTTTTTCGCTTTGTACTGTATGGTTCTGTCTTGTGCGCAGGTCTTGAAAGCCACTCTAAAACCTTGCATTTAACATCTTCCTTGTCGTTACAATCTCTTAAAATAAAATATGTGTTACTTACGATATGTACTACAAGCTCTCCATTATGGTTAATAACGCTCCTTGGAAAGCAATCCATCAGTTCTTTTATATCATTCCAATTACTTAAAATGGCGGTTCATCTCCTTTCCTTAAAATCCAACTCTTACCCTGTTCTGCAACATCTACATTCGCCACATTTACAGCATTTTTCATCTTCTCGATAAAACTATCCTTATCGGCATTTTCACTTGACAAATGGCACATTATGATGTTTTGTAGGCTGTCTGAATTGTTAGCCTTGACAAAATCGCAAGCCGTGTCAATGGATAAGTGACCTCTGAAAACGTGATTAGCTTTTGGATTGTCGGTATCAACTAAATCCTTGTCATAGTTCACACCTAAGAGGATGTGGTTTATATCTCTAAACTTCCACTTGATTAATTCGCAATCGGTTATGTAAAGCATTCTCCCCATTTCCCTGTGAGTAATCAGGAAGCCATATATCGGGCAAGGTGTTCCGTCTGCATTGGTGTGCGTCCAGCTTCCGTCTATTGTCGTTAAATCGAACATCCGTATATTGAACTCTGTTTCCATTTTCATAGATTCAAGACTTAGATATGGGGCAAAAACAGGTATTCCCATATTTATAAAATCTTTTAACGATTTATTGTGGTCTGAATGCTGGTGGGTGCATAACACACCCACAACATCTTTAATATTCCAATCTAAGCCTTTTTTAATCTCCTTAATCGGTATTCCACAATCAAGGATAAGTGTTTCTCCGTTGTCTGCCTGTAACAGATAGCAGTTGCCACTACTTCCTGTCGCAATACATTTAAGCTTCATAAGCACCCTCCACAGCAACCATGAGGCACATTAGCGTTGAATGTTTCGTCTATTTCCTCTGCATATTTCTTAAAGCAGTCAGGTATCTCATTAAAATCTATCTGCCATTCTCCGTCTGTAACATTGCTGTTCCAATTATTGTCAAATGAACAACTGCCGCCGCTTTCCCAAAACTTAGGATAATCAACTGTACTATCTACATACCTATTGCCAAATCTGATTGTTCTTCCGTCAATTTCAAGCGTTAAAATACCACTGCAAAGATTAGGATACTTACCTGTGTATGATATAAATTTAACGTGTTCAGAATCAGTATTTTTATTAATTATCATACTTCCACCTCATCATCTTTCGGGAACTGGAAATAAATATTTTCCTTTATTCCATTGACAATATTTGCTGATAACTTGAGATTACTTTCGTTGTTATCTACAAACATTAGCGCCTGTGCTACCCCTTGCGTAGTTGTGATAGTTGCTATGTATTCCCTATATGATTCCCTTAACATTTCCATAGCCTTTAAAGCCTTTTCTTTGCTTGAATACTCTGCAATAATTCCATTATAGATTTCATATGGCGGTGCTACGCATTCTCTGCAACAAGCAATTTTGTTATCTTTTGTTATTCCAAACACAAATTTCTCATAAGGCAAATCAACATTGCCATTTTGACTAATTATTCTCATGCTTATTGTCTCCTTTGGCTATTTCTAATATATCTGTAAGAGCAATAGTCCTATTAACAACATCCTTTCCTAGTCTTTCAACAAGTGTCGAATAAATGCAGCCAAATTCAGCCAACACTCCTTTTGCGTCTCCCTTTAAAATTACTTTCCCTTTTTCGCTTTTAATCATGTTACATTCTCCTTTCTATTCTGCCTGCATAAATGGTGGCAATGTGCTGCCTGTTTGTTCTTCGGTTGCTTCTGTTGCTGTTGTATCAACATCTTCCTTGAACTCAACTGAATTGGCATTATCGGATATTTCTCTCGTTACCTCTGCCTGCATATTCTCAGCCGAATAACTCTTGTCTGTAAAATCTCCGTCAATAATCTCATCAGAAGTATATAATCCCATTGAAATTTCCGGGCAGTATCTTCTTGAAAAGAATGAGGCGGCACGATATGCAAGCATTACCTGTGGCATTGTTTTCCATTTGCTACCATTCTTGCCAACCCAACCCTCGGCAACTGCCATATCCATATCAACTACTGGTCCGTCAATTCTTTCTCCATTCTCAAATGCGTAGCACATACAGCTAAAAGGTTTTCCGTTTTTATCTGCTTTTTCCTCAAAATGTAAACTGCCGTCATACTTGTGGCTAGTATTTATCATTCCGATAAGTGCTTTTGCGTTCCACCCAGGTTTACCCTGTATTACATCAAGGTTCTGCATTACTAAAAATGGGCTTGTTTTCATTCTGATTGCAAGGTCAATCGCTATCATACAATTAGCCTCGCTTTTCTGATACTCTCTTGGAACTAATGTTGACTGCGATAATGCCTTTGCCATCTGATAAGCCATTGTGAAATTATCGGATGTTCCAAAAATTCCAAGGCTAAAATCTGTAACCTTGTTAATGTGCTGTACTGCTGTTTCTTCTTTCTTTTCTACTACTGCTGTTGTTTCTGCCATAATTAGTTTTCCTCCACTTCTTTAAATTCGCCATCTACCAGTTTATAGAATGTATCTTCCTTGATACGCTCTCCGTCAACGTATTCGGTCTTAACGCATTTAGGAATCCAAATGCAGAAGCCTTTTTTATCTTCATCATCCGTTCTTACCCATTCAGCAAGTGTTATCCAGCTACCTTTTTTAGCTTTTGCCTGCGACTGATACCCTGCTGCCATAACAACTGAATGTTTACCCTTGGATGTTATCTTTGCGTAATCTCCGCTTGAACCTATCTGTGCGGAATCTCCGCTTGAACCTATCTTTGCGTAATTTCCGCTTGAACCTATCTTTGCGTAAT